CGCCTTCCGGACCTCGCCGCTCGTTCGCCAAGGCATCATCCGCCTCACGCTCGCTCCCGGCTATCGCGGCGGCCGCCAACTCGTCTCGCTCCACGACGCCGGCGTTTGGCTCGGGACTTGCGCCGAGTGCCCGGAGCAATGCGGGCTCTCGTTCTTCGCGGAGGAGGGTCGGCCGTGAGGATACTGCTCTCCGAGTCGTTCGCTCCGCTCCTCAACCGCCGCGAGCGATACCTTGTCCTATGCGGCGGCGGCGGCTCGGGGAAGTCGGAGTTCGCGGCCCGCAAGATTTTCTACCGCTGTCAGTCCGAAGGCCATCATCGGTTCCTCGTTATGCGGAAGGTCCGGCGGACGCTCGCCGGCTCGGTCATCCTCGTCTTCCTCTCCGTCCTCGCCGAGAACGGCATCGAATACGAATACAACAAGAGCGACCGCATCATCACATTCACGACGCCTTACGGGCCCTGCGAGTTGCTGTTCGAGGGGATGGACGACCCGGAGAAAATCAAGAGCATCAAAGGCATCACCGGCGTTTGGCTCGAAGAGACGACGGAGTTCACGCGCTCCGAGTTCCTCCAAATCGACCTCCGGCTCCGCGAGGTCGGCCCGTCCTATCACCAAATCATCCTCTCGTTCAACCCCGACGAGGCGGCCGGGCCGTGGCTGAAGGAGATGTTCTTCGACAAGAAGGACCCCGCGGCCTTCGTCCACATCTCCACCGTCGACGACAACCCCATCGCCGAACTCCGCGATGCCTACCGCGCCCGCCTCGACGCGCTCAAGGAGAAGGACGAGCCGTTCTACAAAATCTATCGGCTCGGGATGTGGGCGGCCCAACGCGGAAGGATTTTCGATTGGGATGTCGTCGCGCTCCCGACCGACCACGGCTTCGACGAGGTGTGGTATGGCGCCGACTTCGGCTACTCGGTCGACCCGACCGCCGTCGTTCGCATCTACCGACGGGCGGACGAGATTTGGCTCGAGGAAATCCTCTACCGCACCGGCCTCACGAATCAAGCGCTGTGCGTCGAACTCGAGGCGCTCGATGTCGACAAGGCGACGGTGATTTACTTCGACTCGGCCGAGCCGAAGTCCATCGACGAAATCCGCAACGCCGGCTTCACGGCGATGCCTTGCGAGAAGGGTGCCGACTCGGTTCGTTCCTCCATCGACTTCCTCAAATCGAAGACCATCCACATCGTCGACGGCTCGACCAACCTCATCCGCGAGGCGACCCGATACCATTGGCGCGAGGACAAGAACGAGCGCGTCCTGCCGGAGCCCGTCAAGTTCGACGACCACCTCATCGACGCCGCCCGTTACGGCGTCACGACGCACCTCCGGCAAGCCGGGTTCCTTGGGGTCGTTGAACATTCGGTGTATCCTGATAACTAGGCGGAGGCAAAAATGGCTATCTTCAATTCCCGGTCCCGGGCCGAACTCCAAGAGATGACGCGGCGCGTCGACGAGGCCGAATCCGCCCGCGAGACCGCGGCGCAAGAGACGGCGAAACTCGCCGGAGAGTTCAAGAAACTCCGCGAGGTCCAAGAACTCATCGTCGACGACATCCTCTCCATCAAGACCATCGCGCAGAAGTATGTCGGGAACGACTACCCCGACTACGCCGCGGCCGTCAAAGCCATCGCCGAAAAATACAACGGGCAGTCGGAGTGGGGGTGTCTTCAGACCGGGACCATCGTCGACCTCCGAGCCGCCTTCATCCTCGGCGACGGCATCCAAGTCTTCGCGAAGACCGACACGAAATCCGAGGCCGAGACCGAACTCGAGTGGGCCAAGGACTTCCTCGAATACAACGGACTCGACGAGGAGATGGCGCAAGAACTCGCGAAGGAGAGCGAAATCGAAGGGAAGGTCGCGCTCCGCCTCTCCTACGACGCCGAGCCGTTCCGGTCGTGGCCGGGGATGGTGTCGGTCCGGTTCCTGTCGTGGCTGTCGCGGAAGTATGTCGTCGAGGCCGACCCGGACGACTATATGTGGTATCGGAAGTTGACTTGGCCGGCGACGGCCGCGGGCGGGCCCGGCTCGGCCTCCGAGGAGGAGTTCGTCTACAAGAAGTTCGGCGGCCGCATCAGCAACCCGAACGAGGCCCAGCCGAAGATTATGAAGTGCCTGACGCAAGTCGACCGACTCGACAAGGCGCTCCGCGACCTCCGCGAAATCAATCACCTTTTCGCCTCCCCGACGCCGCACTTCAAATGCCTCACGGCCCAGCAAGCGACTCAACTCCTCCTCCATCTCAAGGCGACGAATTGGCGTATAGGCAAAGCGATGGCGTCTATCGCCGACTTCACGCTCGTCTCGCCCGACTCCTCCGGAATCGAGAGCCTCGTCTCCGAAATCGAACTCAACACGAAGATGATTAGCGGGACGACCGGCATCCCAATCCACTACCTCGGGCTCCTCGACCTCCTCAAGAATCGCGCCACCGGCGACAACACTCGCGAACTCGTGATGGCGGCGACGACGCGGGAGCGCTCGATTTGGGTCGGGGCCTACGAGGAGTTGCTAGAGAAGGCGATGGCGATGTTCAACGACAAGAGCGGCCGGGCCCAAAAGTCCGACCGCCTCGACCCGGAGAAGGTCGGCGTCGACATCCCGCTCATCTCCCAAGACCATTGGAAGAACCTCGAGTTGGTGCTCATCCCGGCCGCCCTCGGCGGCATCATCTCCAAGGAGTTCGTCGCGTCGCAAATCCCGGGCGTCGACCTCGAGGACGAGGCCGAGAAGCGCGAGGAGGCGGAGGCCGCGGCCGAGGAGGAGGCGAAGGTCGAACTCGAGCGCATCAAGGCATCCGCCGCGGCGAGCCCGTCGAACGGGCGGACGCTCTCGCGGGAGGAGAACTGATGGAAGAGGTCGTCCCGGGAATCGTCACCGGCGACCGGTGTCCGAAGTGCGGCGGGCCGGCGTTCCGGAAGCCGTGCCCGTGTCCGTTCAAGCGGCGGGGATGGACGGTGTGCGCGAGGTGTTTCAACCCGGCGTGCGCGACCGTGTTCGGAATCCGGAGGCGGAAGGGTCGGTTCAAAAATCCGTTCGGGCTGTGAACGAATGTGATAAAATCTGAAAGAGGAGCGTGAGATGAAGAAAACGACGAAGGTCGACGAGCCCGTCCTCTCGACGCGGCGCGTCCGGAAGGTCGCGGCGAAGGCGCCGGCGCTGACCGAGAACGAACTCCTGACGGCGAGCATCAAGCGTCGCCGCCGCATCCGCGCCGCGAAGCGGGCCGGGACTTGGGTCGAGCCGGTCGTCGCGAAGCCGCGGGCGAAGCGGACGAAAAAGAGCGAGGCTTGACCGTGGGCACATTCTTCTCGACCGACACCACCAAGCCGAAGCCCGGCGCCGGGCCGCAGAAAAAGAGCGTCGTCCTTGCGGCCGATGCGAAGCCCAAGAAGTTCGCGTTCGACTTCGAGCCGGGCCGATTCCCGGGGGTCAACAAGTTCCCGACGAACCGCTCCCGCGGTCCGCTCCAAACCTCCGACCTCCGCCCGATGGCCGAGGCGAAGAAGACGGCTCTCGCCGTCGCCCAAAAGAAGGCCGCCAAGGCCCTCCAGCGGCCCGCCACGGCCTCCGAGCCTCCGGCCGAGGGGAAGAGGCCGGGCCGGCCGAAGAAGGCCCGCTAATCGCTCGAGCGTGTTATAATCGGCGGGAGAGATAGTTATGCGTATCCAAGCCCGGCTCCGCGAGATGGCGTCGAACGAAATCGCGGCGATGATTGAGCCGGACCGACTCCGCGAAATCCGCGCTCACGACCCCCATCCGCTTTTCAAGGCGTTCGTCGTCGGCCACGAAGGCGAGGCGAAGGGTTATGTCGTCGGGCTCGGCAATACGGTCAAGCGGTGGTTCCGACAGGCCATCGAGATGTTGACGCGGAAAATCTCCGTCGGGCTCCAACTCTTCCACGGCCACGGCGAGACCAACGACAACGCCGGCCGCCAAGCCATCGGCGAGGTCGTCGGGAAGCGCGGGATGAAGATAGGCGACCGGCTCTCGGCGGTCGTCGCGTGCTACATCTACCCGTCGTTCCGCCATCTCCCGCTCGATGTCGCGTCCATCGAAGCCGAAGTCGCGCTCGAAGAGGACGCGAGGCGCGGGCTGTATGTGGCGGAGGTCGAGCGCGTGACGGGAATCGCGCTCGCCAACTCAGCAATCGAAAAGCCCGGATTCGCGGGGGCGACCCTGCTCGGGCAACTTCAAGCCTTCGCCCGGTCGAAGGACATAGGAGACAACCTTATGGACCTTACTCTCGAGGATGTTCGCGCATTCCTCAAAACGGAGAAGGTAAAGCCGTCGGACATTTTTCCGATGGAAGAAATGGCGGCGGACCCCGTTGTTCGAGGGCTCGCCGAAGACCGCGTGAAGGAGCGGATTGCGGGGGAGTTCGCCCGAAGGAAAGAGGCGGAAGAGAAACTCGAGAAAATCGAGAAGGGTGCGGCCGACAAGGAGTCGGCGTTCACGCGCCAAATCACCGACCTCCGGATAGCGGCCGCGAAGTCCCAAGTGGGTCCGATGTTCGAAAAACAGCGGACAAGCCGGAAGTTGGATGACCGGCAGACGAAGTTCATCCAGAATCGCCTCGCTCGGTTCACGCCGTCGAAGCCCGAAGACATCGACAAGGAGTTCGAGGCTTACCTCGACGCCGAGGTCGATGAGTACGGGAAGATAGCGAGAGAGGTCTTCGGCATCGAGGACAAGAAGGTCGAGCCGCCCGCCAACGGCGGCGACAAGGGCACCGGCCCGGACAAAGGGAAGCCGACCGGCGGCCCGGAGAACAAGTATCTCGACCCGGCCCAAAATCCGATGATTAAACTCGCGTGACGACGGACCGCTCGCGGCGGCAACACTAACAGAAGGAGAATCCACTATGCCGCAAGTTCTTCGGACCGCAACGCCGAACGGCGATTGGCGGTCGTTCAAGTTCATCTGTGAGGTCACGGCCGGCCTCGACGGCGCCGCCTCGGCGTGGGCCGCCGGAGCGCCGTGGCTCTATCTCGTCGGCGACAGCGTCGGGGCCCTGCTCGAAGATGTCGCCTTCGGGGAAGAGGGCGTCCTCGTCTACCAAGCCGAGAAGATTATCGTCGCCAAGTCGACCGATACGCTCGATGTTTTCATCCCGGGAGACATCGTCTATTGGGACCCCGCGACGAGATATGTCACGGCCATCCCCGACACTTCCTACTACCGCATCGGCATCGCGACGGAGCCGGCCATCTTCTCCGACACGACAGTCGAAATCGACCTCGACGGCGCCGGCGTCGTCGCAGAACTCGGGGCTTGAGGAGGATGAAATGAAAAGCAGAATCTTCAACCTCGATTGGGAGTCCTTCGACTACAACGCCCCGGAACAGCGGCTTCAACTCGCGGGCGCTCTTCAGTACTTTGCCGCTCTCCCCAACAAGTTCATCCCCTCGCGCTTCGCCAAGGTCGAAGAGTTCGTCAAGGCCCACGCTCAGATTCGTGAGTTCACGATGATGAGCGACGGCTACGCGAACGAGAAGGCCATCGATGTCGTGGAGAAGTTCCATCTGATGGCCGAATACGACAACGGCTACGAGCAGATTTTCGATGTCCGCGACTTCTCCGGAACGAAGGCGTCCGGGTTCGATGTCGCCGGCGTCACCTCCGGCCTGACCTTCAACGAGGTCCAGCCGGGCGAGAAACTCAAGGTCTATCAGTCCGCCGGCGCGAAGTATCGGTGCTACTTCTGCTACTACGGCGGAGCGCTCGGCTGGCATCGCCAACTCTTCGAGGACGGCGATTGGTGGACCATCGAGGACAACGCCATCGAGTTCCGCAACGCGGCCTACCTCTCGCGGGCCGCGACCTACTACGCCCTGCTCGAAGCGGCGGCCGACCACAACGGCTGTTGCTCGGCGGTCGCGTCGGACTGCTCCGACTGCTCCGCGGACGCTCGGTCCATCGCCGAGTCCATCAACTACGCCGCGATGACCATTCTCACGAAAGTCAAGGACCGCGGCTACAACCTCAACCCGCAGACGACCGAGTTCATCGTCCTCACTCCGCTCGGTCTCCGCGGCCGCGTTCGTCAGGCCCTCGGCGTCCGGACTCAGGCTTTCGCCGAGTCGACCGCCGTCATCGACTACAACTTCCGGCAAGTCACCTCGATGATGCTGACGAACCCGAACCGCGTTATGGTCATCCTGCCGAAGCGCACGCTGAAACTCGGCTACCGGATGGACCTGACGCTGTTCGACTCGTTCGATATGCTCTCCTACACGGACACCGTCGCCGGCTGGATGCGGCACGGCGGGTGCGTCGGCGACACCGACCAAATCGCCTGTATCGATTTCACTCCGACCTCCGGCTCCTGCCCGACGCCGACCGGGTTCTATCCCATCGGCGCGTGTAAGGATGTCACGGTCGGCGACGACAAGACCGTGGGCGACCTCCGGACGAGCGAGTTCGAGCCCGAACAGCAGTAACCGGAAGGGGATGTTCGAGGCTCTCATTGGAAATTGTCAACGGGCGGGGTCGGGGCTTCCTTCAAGGCTCCGGCCCTGCCCGGCTTTATTTAGGCTCCAACTGATGCTCCTCACGACCCGAAGTCGGAGCGTCAAACAAATCCTCCGCCAGCGCGACGAAGCCCAGCGCACTATCCGCGACAACATCAAGCGCCAAGTCTCTCCCCACCGCCCGCTCTCCGAAGCGCTCGCGGACGGGGCGTGGGCGGGCGAGCCGGCGTTCATCATCGGCGGCGGCCCGTCGCTCGTCGGCTTCGACTTCGAGCGGCTCCGCGGGCGAGGCCGCGTCATCGTCATCAACCGGGCGTTCGAGTTCGTGCCGTGGGCGGACTTGCTGTTCTTTATGGACCACCGGTTCTATAAAATGTGTCACGACGAACCCGCGAAGCGCGAGAAGTGGGAGGCGTTCGGCGGGATGAAAGTTTTTCTGAATTTGATGGGACGGAAACTCGACGACTGCTATTCGGTCCGCTCGCTCGGAAGGCGGGGCGTGTCGTGGTCGATAGCGAAGGGCTTGTATCACGGCAACAACAGCGGACACGGCGCTCTCAACCTCGCGCTCGCGCTCCGGGCCCGGCCGATATATCTCCTCGGCTACGATATGACGCGGGACCCGAAGGGCCGGAGCCACTTCCATTCCGGCTACGGGATGAAGAGCCGGCCGGGCGTCTCTCAGTCGTTCGTCGCGGAGTTCCGCGAGATGGCCAAGAAAATCCCGAATGTCGATTGGATATATAATCTCAACCCGGCGAGCGGGCTTCGGTGTTTCAAGTTCCGGTCGGTCGAGGAGGCGTTGAATGGACAAGCAGGGAAAAGTTTGGGGGACGACGCATCTGCTCTGCGGCTCGGCCCACTACTCGGTCCATCTCCTGCGGATTGAGGCGGGCGGGTTCTGCTCCGAACACCGCCACGAGCGGAAGGTCAATCACTTCTTCATCCTCTCGGGCCGGCTGATGATTTTCGAATGGCCGGCTCCGCCGCTCGACCAAGACCAGCCGGATGTTTCGTTCCTCGAGTCGGGCGATTCGAAGACGATAGCGCTCGGCGTGTGGCACTCGTTCCGGGCGGTCGACACGACCATCGCGCTCGAAATCTACGAGGCCGCTCCCGTCGAAGAGGACATCATCCGCCGCTCCGAGGGCGGGCTCGTTCCGCCGAAGGCCGCGGCGTAGCGATGGGCGAGAGAATGGGCTGGACCGCCGTCTCCTTCTACACCGCCGACACCGGCTACGAGCGCGAGGTCGAGCGACTCCTCGCTTCGGCCGAGGCGTTCGGCGTTCCGCTCGTCGCCTACGCCGTTCCGAACCGAGGAAGTTGGCGCTTGAACCTCAACGACAAGAGCGCCGTCATTCTCCACGCTCTCGACGAGTGGCCCGACCGCGACATCGTCTTCCTCGACGCGGACGCTGTGATTCGCTCGTATCCTCGGCTGTTCGACGAGTTGTCGGAGAGCCGGGCGCACGACCTCGCGGCGTGTTTCTTCGAAGAGAGCCGGCTCGAGCGCGGGGAACTTCTGAGCGGGACGCTGTGGGTGGCGAACACGGCCGCCGGCCGCGGAATCGTCGAGCGGTGGGACCGATATGCCCGGAAACACCCGGAGATTCGTCACCAGAAGGCGCTGGCGGTCGTTCTCGGGGCCGGCCGGCCCGGAGAGCCGGGCGAGCGCATATACCGCCTCCCGCGGGCTTACACGCGCATTTTCGACCATCCCGGGATGCGGGGCGTAGAGCCCGTTATCGAGCATTTTCAAGCCTCCCGTCGCCTCCGCCACAACCTCCGCTCGACGCGGCCGGCGCGGAGCCCGTTCACCGGGCGGGTCGCGTGAGATACTCGGTCCTCATCCCGGCGTGGCGGGCGGAGCGGTTCCTCGAAGAGTGCCTCCGCTCCGTCGTCGCTCAGTCGCGCTTCGGGACGGCCGGTGACTATGAAGTCCTCGTCGGGGTCGACGGGTGCGAGGCGACGCTCGCGAAGGCGCGGGCGATGAGAGCCGAAGTGCCGGCGCTCCGGGTCCTCTCGTCGCCGACGAACCTCGGGCCCTACATCGTCCGCAACACGCTCGCCTACGCCGCTCGCGGCGAGTTCCTCATCTTTTTCGACGCCGACGATGTGATGCTTCCCGGTCTCGTCGAATGGTGCGAGGCGAACCGCGAACACCTCGGCCTCGTCCAATTCCGATTCGTGATGGTCTACGGCGGAGCCCGCGGCCGCGTCCCGTTCCCGAACGGCGCGTCCGGAGCCTTCGGAATCCGACGCGAGTCGTTCGAGCGCCTTGGAGGATTCAAGCCGTGGCGCTGTGCCGCCGACTCGGACTTCCGCAAGCGGGCCCTCCGCGCTCTCGGCCCGGCGGTGCTGTCGCCGCGGCCGCTGTTCGACTATCGGAAGCACGCGGGCTCGATAACTTCTCGTCCGGAGACCGCGGGGAACTCGCGCCTCCGCCGCGTCTACCACAAAATGACATCCAAGGAGCAAGCGATGAGGAACGGAAATCTCCGGGTCGAGCCCGTCTTCGGACGGCTCGAGGAGGTCGAGGGATGAGCGAAGAGAGGAAGAAGCCGCAGAGCCGGTTCTGGCGACTCGTCAACGAGGAGCGCGAGCGGCAATTTTTGCGCTGTATACCGGAGGCCCTCGAGTTCCGTTCGCTCCTCTACATCGGCGCCAACGCGAACCGCCGCCAAATGCTCGACCTCTTCGTCGCGAGGAAGTTCCGCATCGACATCCTCGAGATTTGGCCGGAGAACGCGGCGGAGGTCGCGGCGTGGAACGCGGGCGAGGGCGCCGGCGCTATCAGCAAAATCCACATCGGCGATGTCCGTCTCTTCGAGCGCCCGGCCGGATACGATGTCGTCGTGTGGTGGCACGGCCCGGAACACATCGAGCGCTCCGAACTCCCGGCCGTCCTTGGCCGGCTCGAGCGGACGGCCCGGGGGATGGTCGTCCTTGCCGCGCCATCCGGCCGGAGCCCGCAGGGCGACGCCTACGGCAATCCTCACGAGCGCCACCGCGCCGCGCTCTACCCGCGAGACTTCCGCGACCTCGGCTACCGCATCAACATCCTCGGGAAGACCGACCGCGACGGCTCGAACCTCTTGGCGTGGAAGAGGAGCCGGTGATGAGGCGCGAAATAACGCTGATGGTGACGGGCGCTTGTAATCTCGACTGCCCGCATTGCTCGCAAGGAGCGTGGCGCCGCGACTTCTCCGACTACCATATGACTCCCGACGAAATCGTGGCTGTCGCCGCCGCCGGCCATCGCTTCGACATCGTTCACATCGCCGGCGGAGAGCCGACGCTGTGGCGGCACTTCGAGGCCGGCCTCCGGGCCGTGAAAGAGTCCGGGTTGTCCCGGCGAATCGAAGTCTCGTCGAACTGCCTAAAGCACGCGACGCTAACGGAGGCGCTCGCGGCGGGGTTGGTCGACTTGGTCTATTGTCAAGTGTCGAACTCCTCGCCGGCCGGCGTCGAGAAAATCCTCGCGGCGTTCCCGAAGGACCTCATCATCGGCCGCAATCGACTCCGCCACAAACCGCTCCCGACCGCGGCGATGGAGGGCGTGTTGCCGGCGGAGTGCGGATGCGACCGGCCGGCCGTATTCGCCGGCCGCGTCTATCAATGTGCCGATGTCTACCCTCATTCGAAACGAATGGGATACGATTTCGATTTAGAGATGGCGTGGGTTCCGGTCAACGACGGGAGCCGGGATTGGCTGGCGGCCATAAAGGCGATGGACCGGAAGCGCCATCCGGCGTGCCGCGTCTGCCTCGCGAACAAGAGGGTTTGGAGGAGGGTCGAGTGACGAGGTTCATAGACCGCGAAACATTCCTTCACGCTCCCGGGAGAGAAAAGTATTTCAAGGACCGGTGGGGGTTCACCTCCCGCGTCATCGAAAAAATCGAGGCGATGGGCGAGGTCGGGCGCGTCCTCGAGGTCGGGCCCGGTCCGACCGGCCGGCCGATAGTCCTCGGAGCGGACACGCTCGACAACTGCGCGGCGTTCCATCCGACGATTCTCCACGACGCCGGACGGGTCCCGTGGCCGGTCGGAGACAAGGCGTATGACCTCGTCGTCGCGCTCGAGGCGTTCGAGCACTTCTCCGGTCGTCAACGCGATGCGTTCGGCGAGGTGAGGCGAGTCGCCCGTCGTGCTATCATAACGGTGCCGTATAAATGTCGGACCGAGCACCACCGCATCGGATGGAAGGAATACGGTGAATGGTTCGGCGTGAAAGAGGGCGACGGAATGTTGGTCGACCGGGGACCTTGTAAAAAATATATGTTCGTTTTTAATTTCTAGCCCAAGGAGGCAAAGATGGCTAACGCACTCTACACAATCGGACGGGCGCGGTTCCTCGACGGCGCGATTCATTGGTCGGCGGACGACATCAAACTTGTTTTCACCGACCACGCCGTAGACACTCCCGTCCCGGCGACCGACGACGACCTCGCGGACATCGCCGCGGGGACCATCGCCACGAGCGGGAACTTCGGAACGAAGTCCTCGACGGGCGGGACCGCCGACGCCGCCGACATCACGGTCGCCACGGTCACGGGCGACCCGTTCGAGAGCATCAACATCTACTCGGACACGCACGCGAGCGACGCTCTCATCGCCTACATCGACACGGCGACCGGGCTCCCGTTCACGCCCTCCGGCGGCGACATCGAAGTCCAATGGGACGCGGGCGCCAACAAGATTTTCACGCTGTAAGACAATGGGCGAGTTCTACATCCCCAAGGTCACATCGGTCACGGTCCGGCGCGAAGGCTCCCGCGTCCAACTCATCCAGAGCGGGACGCTCCTGCTCGACTTGCCGTGGGACGCCGCGCTCGACCTCGCCAAAGTCATCCGGCTCCAAGCGGCCCGCGCCGAGCAGACGGCGAAGGTCGAGGCGGTCATCTCCGACCAAGCCTTCCTCATCCGAGCCGGCGTTCCCATCGCGCTCACGCCCAACCCCGAGGTCTTCAAGGAGGCCGGGAACGAGGCCGCTCACAACCGCGACCTCCGCCGGTTTATGCCCGGGGGAATCCCGGGCGGAGTGAAGTTCGGATTTCCGACGCTCCGCGGAAAACCGGCGAAGCATCGCATCGGGCCCACCGGCATACCGACCGCCGAGAAGGTCGGGAACATCGGAGGCAAAAGATGAAAACTTGGCTCAAGGCAACGCTCATCGCGCTCGCCATCGTCGTCCTCGTCGGGGCGGGCTGGCTCATCGGTCGGGGCGGTGGAGGCGGAGGCATCGAACATTCCGTTCCGTTCTCGCTGACCGTGACGGCCGCGGGGGACTTCGCCGTCACCATCACGCCGGAAGACCAAGAGTGCGTCAAGGGAGCGGTCGTGACATACGACATCGCGGTCGTCCCGTCCGGCGGATTCGACGCCCCGGTCCATTTCACCATCGCGGGACTTCCCGACGGCTCCTATACGCTGGCGAACGACACGGTCGGACCGACCGCTTGGACGACGACGCTCACGGTCAACTCGGCGCTCCTCCAATCGAACTCGACCTACACCTGTTCGCTGACGGCCGTCGACGAGTAATCCGATGAAGCGACTTCGGGCGCTACTTCTTGTCGCGCTCCTGCTCGCTCCGACCGCCTTCGGACAGGGCGTCTACATAGGGCAGAACGACGCCGGGAACGGACACGCCGTCCGACCGCCGGGGAGCCTTCGGGCCTCGCTCTTCGAGAACACCGCCGGAGCAGGGAGCATCACCGAAATCGGCATTTATCTCTTCGCCCCGGCGACGGGGCGCATCCGGCTCGGGTTCTACTACCATCAGGACAGCAACACGAACCCGGGCTACTTGCGGCTCGACGCCGGGGAGGTCGTGAATCCGGTCGTCGGATGGAACTCCGTCGCGGTCGCTCCCGGGGTCCTTCACCTCTTCGCGGGCGAGAGGATTTGGCTTGCGTGGGTGAACGATGTTTCCGTCGATGTCTACCAGAACACGGCCTTCTCTTTCAGTTATGTCTCGATGCCTTACGCCGCTCTGCCTAACGCCTTCGGCGTCTCGGGGATTCAATTCAACAGGACCTCGATTCGAGCGAAGGTCGTCTCCGACGCCGCTCCCGCCCGCGTCCCGCTCTCGCCGGGATTCGCCTCCCGGCCTTCGGTCGCCCGCGTCGGACGCCCGATTCAATTCACCGACTTCTCGAAAGGCGACATCGTGAGTTGGCTGTGGGACTTCGGCGACGGGACGACGAGCACCGAAAGGTCGCCCGTTCACGCGTTCTCCGAGGTCGGGACCTTCGAGGTGTCGCTGACGATTTCGGACGGAGTGACGATAGCCACGGCTCGGCTCGGGGGGAACTGAAATGTCCTATCGCTCGACCGCCCGGGGCCTCTCGGACCCGGAGATGATTACGCGCCTCATCGAGCGCAACTCGCTCACCCTCCTCGGAAAGTCCGACGGAATCTTCGGCGGCAATTGCCCGTTCTGCGGACACGAGCGCTCGTTCACGATTTGGGCCGACAAGGGACTTTTCCGTTGCTTCTGGTGCGGTGCGGACGGGCGGTTCGTTCCTTCGCCGGAGCGCGAGGCCGAGCGGAGGAAAGAGAAGCGGGCTAAACTCGCGACGATGGTGGCATAGATGGCCTCCCTGCTCAAGCACACCATCACGCCCGCCGGTCAGGGCGGCGACTTCAACTCGCTCGCCGACGCGATGGCGCACTTAGAGTCTGCCCACGGCGACCTTCCGACGGCCGATGTTTATGCTGAACTGGAGATAGGCGGCGATTGGTCCGGCGGGGCCGACACGGCTCCCATCGATACCGGAGCGTATTCGATTATAACCGACCCGACGCGGTATATCCGAATCTACACAACGGCGGCGGCGAGGCACGACGGAAAGTGGGACGAGGGAGCATACCGCCTCGAGGTCGCCAACGCCACGGCTCTATATGTGAACTCGGCATTTTATTGCCATCATATGTATTTTGACGATATCCAAATTGGGGTGTCGGCGGCGAACGCGAATTACCAGTCCCCGCTATTCGCGGAATACACCACCGAGGACGGGTCATTCCTTTGTTTCCGGCGCTGTATTTTGCGCGGGTCGGGAACCGAAGATTATCGATGCCCGTCCGTCTTTCTTGCCGACTCACAATGGACGAGTTATTTCATCGATTGCGCCATCTACGGGGCAAGTACCTTAGACCACTCGATGTCGGCTGGAATAAGGGCAGACGAAGGAGTCGTCAACATTTATAATTCCGTCGTTGCCGGCGGGAAGTACGGGATTATGGCTGGGGGATACGAGGGCGCGTCGGGCGTAATCAACGCAAAGAACACCTACTGCGGAGGGTCCTTTACCGAAGATTTTGCAATCGGCTCCACCGCCGCCACGCTCAACAAAGTCAACTGCGCCTCGGAAGATTCCTCTGCCGACGATACCGGGGACGATGAAACCGCGACCGACTGCATAACCGGGGTCGCGCTCGACGCAGATACCTTCGTGAATGTGACGGGCGGCTCGGAGGACTTCCACCTCGCCGCCGACGGGAACTCGCCGCTCCAAGGCGCCGGCTACGACAACAGCGGAGAGTCTGCGCCGCTCAACTACACGGTCGATATCGACGGCGACACAATGGTAAACTACAGCATCGGCATCGACGACGGGCCTGCTCCCGGGGTCACAGGAGCCGGGGCTATCGGCTCGGGCTTCGCGGCGGGGACGGCGATGATGCGCGGGACGATTCAATCGGAGGTATAGCGCGATGCTCCACACACCACAAAACGCCTTCAAGGGCATCATCACGAATATGACGGGACGGCCCGCCGTGACTTGGGGAACGCAGTTGACCCCGGCGCAAAACTCCTACCCGGCCTATGTTGAAATCCTCGCTGACACGGCCTACGATTGCTACGGAATAGAGATTTTTATTCATAGCGGGGCGTATACGGCAGAGGCTCGAGACATACTCATCACCATCGGCATCGACCACGCCGGCGGGACGACCTACACGGATTGCGAAATCAATCATCTCATCGCTACGAATTGCGGGACGCCGCTCTTCGGAGGCGTCCGATACTACTTCCCTCTTTTCATCCCGGCGGGGTCGGCCATCGCGGCGAAAGCATCGGTCAACAACGCCACCGTCCGGACAGTCTATGTAGCCGTAAAACTTTACGGCCGCCCTACGCATCCGGAATTGGTCCGGGCTGGAAGTTATGTAGATACATTCGGTGCAGTCACGGCCGCTTCAGACGGAACGACTATCACGGCTGGCGGTGTGAGCGAGGGGAATTGGACCGAAGTAACGGCTGGCGATACGACGAAGCCGTATTGGTTCTGGCAAGTCGGATGGGGCGCGAACGATTCATCGCTAGGCGCTTTATTTTATACGATGGATATAGCCTACGGGACAGCCGGAGCAGAGGAGATTATCGTGAGCGATATCATCCACTCTTCGAGCGGCTCGGCAGAGCAGATGGTCCAAGCCCTCGCCAATCTTATCGCTTGTGTCGGTGAAGTCGATTCCGGCAAGCGAATCTATGTCCGGATGCAATGTCACTCGACAGCCGACTCGAATCTCTCGACAATCGTCTACGCGATGGGAGGATAAAATGGCCATCACAGAAGCCTATGCCGGGACGCAATCCGTCACGACGACCGAATGGTCGCTGACCGGCGACGACGATTCTCTCGCATCGCTAACCGATGCCGGGGTCTACCAAGTCTTTCTCGATGTCAGCGCCATCGTCGGGGCCGACCTTTTCCGCGTCCGAATCTACGAGAAGGTTCAGGCCGGAGACACTCAGCGCGTCGTCTATGAAGCGTTCCTCGGAGGGCCGCAGGGGACACCGATTTGGGTCAGCCCGGCGCTCGTCTTGATGAACGGATGGGATGTGTCGCTCTTGAGAATCGCGGGGTCGGACCGGACGATTACTTGGTCGATACGGAAAATATAGAGGGCAAAAATGTCTTGGCTTTTTCAGCCGCTATTGCTTCAAGGCGGGGCGTCGGTTTCCCCGGGAGGCATCGCTTCGGCTGAAGCAGTCGGGACCCCGAGCATACGGGCGAAGGTGCTGGCGGTCGGAGCCATCGCCTCCGTGATGGCATTCGGGACGCCCGTCGTTCATAACTACCCGCCCCACCTCTGCGGCGGCATCGCCTCGGGCGAAGCGTTCGGCTCGGCCACCGTCGTCGCAAAGGCTCAGACCACTATATACAGCGCCGGCGGCATCGCTTCGGGCGGGGCGCTCGGCTCTGCGAAAATCAAAGGGGCCATACTCTCTGCGGGCGGTATCGCGTCCAGCGCGGCTCTTGGCTCGGCTCAACTCAACGGGAACATAAAGCCCGGGGGCATCGCCACAGCAGAGGCCGTTGGGACGCCCGCGTTGAAGGGGACCATCCTCGCGGCAGGAGGCATCGCTTCCGGCGAAGCCATCGGTAGCCACACGGTCAAAATCCCGCTTGGGATAATCTCCGACGCGGGGGCCATCGCTACCGCTGAAGCGCTCGGAACGCCCGCTCTCATCGGGGAGATTCAGGGCGCGGGGAACATCGCCAGCGCGGAGGCCCTCGGCACCCCGGCGCTCGCCGGTAGCATCATCAACGCCGGGGGGATAAACCCCGACGAAGAATTGCTCAACACCGGACTAGAGAGTTGGGCTTCTGCTACGGCCCCGTCTATTTGGGGAACCTCGAAAACAGGCACCTCATCCATCAACCGGGACTCGTCGCCGTATGACGGGAAGTTCTGTGTTCGCTTCGACATCGACGCGGCAAATAACTTTGCCATTATATACATGTCGCCAGCCGCCGGAGCGCTGACGGCCGACGGATTCTATCGCATCTCCGGAATGTATAAAACGCAAGCGGGAAAAACCTGCGGGTTTTTTGTCCAGGTGAATGGGGCTCCTGTATACCTGACCGCCTCTGGAGAATGGGTCGGCGTAGAAACCGCCATCCCGCTTCCCGAAGCAACCGAGTGGACGAGATTCACGATATTTTTCCGCGAGCATCCGTCATACAATAGGTATTTTTTCGCGTTCGGGGCCGGGGTTACCTTCGGCGGCTCGGCGGCGTCGAGTTCCGTCTGGTTTGACGACCTCTCGGTATCCGAGGAATTGGTCGGCGTCCCGGCCCTCTACAACAAGACCATCATCGGGGCCGGCGCAATCGCCAGCGCGGAAGCGTTCGGGGCGGCGAAGGTCAAGGGGACGATTCAGGGCGCGGGCGGCATCGCGGGAGCCGAGGCGCTCGGCGACCCGGCGCTGGTCGAGACGCTCTTCCCGGGCGGAATAGCAAGCCTCGAGGCGCTCGGAACCCCTGCGCTTCAAGCGGCCATAGCGCCGTCCGGCATCGCCTCGGCCGAAGCGGTCGGGAGCGCGAGTCTGCAGGGCTCCATCATAGCGGCTGGTGGAATAGCGAGCGCCGAAGCCATCGGCTCGCCGCAGATAAACGGGACGATTCTTGCGGCGGGAGGCATCGCTTCGGGCGAGGCTGTCGGCTCACACACAATACAAACCCCGGCGGCGACCACCATCTCGGATGCCGGAGGAATAGCGTCCGGCGAAGCGCTCGGCTCGCATCAACTCAACGGCTCGATTCTCGCCGCCGGCGGAATCGCGTCGGGCGAGGCAATCGGTAGCCACGCGCTCCGCGGCACCGACCACATCGTCGGGGCCGGGGCGATAGCGTCGGCGGAAGCGGTCGGGACGCCGGCCCTGCGCGGGACGATTTCTCCGTCGGGCATCCCGTCGGGCGAGGCGTTCGGCAACGCCACGCTCGCGAGGACCGACCGGATAATCGGGGCGGGCGGAATCCCGTCGGCCGAATCGTTCGGTGCGGCGCAGTTGAATGGGACAATCCTCGCGGCCGGAGGAATCGCGACCGGAGAAGCCGTCGGCTCGCATATCGTCTCGCTCGTCCTTCCGGATGTCATCAACCCGTCGGGAATCCCGAGCGCCGAAGCGGTCGGCCAACCGCGGCTCGTCGGTTCCGTCCTCGGCGCCGGCGGGATAGCGACGGGAGAAGCGGTCGGCTCGCCGGCTCTCGCCGGAATCATCAAGCCGAGCGGAATCGCGTCGGGAGCCGGGGTCGGCTCTCCGCGGCTCAACGGGCAGATAGTCACGAGCGGCATCCCGACCTCCGAGGCGTTCGGAACGCCGCGGCTCATTGCGGGAATCTTCGGGGCGGGCGGGATACCGAGCGGCGAGGTCGTCGGAACGCCGCAGTTGAACGGCACGATTCAACCCGACGGGATTCTAAGCGGCGAGGACTTCGGCGAGCCCGCCGTCGTCGAGCCGGGCGTCATCTATCCCGGCGGGATACCGAGCGGCGAGGCGTTCGGCACACCCTCGCTCGTCGGGTTCATCCACCCCGGAGCGCCGTGTTATACTTGGGAGAGCCGGAATCGTTGCGGCGACCCGCTCGGCTCGAAGGTCGTCCACCGAGGTCCGAAGTGCGAGCGGCGAGGCAAGAAGTGTTCGGTCGTCGGGCCGAAGTGCGGGCCGGTCGGCGCGAAGCCGAAGCGATGCCCGGAATAGACGGCGAGGAGGACTAAAATGGCATTCGGATGGTTCTTGGATGTGGCGGACGCGGAGAACTACTTCTCGCTCGAGCGGCTCGAGACGGAGGCGTGGGACGAACTCACGAACGCGCAGAAGCAGAGGGTCCTCGTCAACGCCTACAACCGAATCTATCACTCCAAAGAGTTCATCGTTCCGACCTACGCCGACGCGACGAGCGACGACCTTGTCGTTCTGCGGAAGGCGAACGGCGAGATGGCCTACTATCTCGCCGTCCATCAAGACGATGAGGACCGGCGCAAAGGGCTCGAGGCTCAGGCCGTCGTCGAGGCCGGCATCGTCAAGGAAAAATACGACAAGGACAAACTCTACGACACGGCCATCCCGCAGTTCGTTCGCGACATTCTATGCGCCTACCTCGCGGGAGAGGTGGAGACGGCGTTCGGCGTGGTCGACCTCTGCCGGGACGAGAACTTCTCCGTCAACGAGGATGTCTGCGACTTGGATTAGGGCGATGCGATGGGGGATACCGAGCGCCTCGTGGCGATATACGACCGGGCCGGGCGGGAACTCCGGACCGCGCTGTTCGCGGTCGACCTCGGGGAGTTCCGAGCCTCGGCCGCGGCCGCCGCGGTCGACCGGACCCGGCGCATCGTCCGGGCGCTGAATGTGGCGGTCGTCGCGTGGGCCGAAGGCGCGGTCGACCGGGCCTACGCGGCCGGCGCGACGACGGCTCGGACGGCGCTCGAAATCATCGGAAAGCATCCGGTCCGCCCGCTCTACATCGACCGCCGCCGGCTCATCAAAGACGAACTCTCCGTCACGCTCCTCCGCGCCAACGCCTCTATCGTCGAGACGGCCGAGCGGTTCCTTGCGGTGACGGCGATGGCGTCGCGAGTGGTCGCGGCGGCCGAGGTCCGCGAGTTCGCCTTCGGTCAAATCGAAGACCAAGTGACGCGGATGGCGCGGGACGCGGTGGCGCGGGAGAAGGCCCGCGGCGTCCTCGCCAAACAAGTCAAAGAGCACCTCCGCGAAATCATCGGCGACGACAAGACGATAGTCATAAACGGGCGGACCTTCCAAGCCAGCAAATACGCGGAACTCGTTGCCCGGAATACCTACGCCGAAGCGCAGACGGCGGCGACGCTCGACCTCTGCGGGCAATACGAGAACGACCTCGTTCAATGGTCCGACCACGGAACGATTTGCGCGGCGTGCTTCGAATACGAGGGGAACATCTACTCGATTTCCGGAAAGCATCCGACCTATCCTCCGCTCACCGAGTCTCCGCCGCTCCACCCGAACTGCGAACACTCGCTCCTCCCGACGACGGAGGTCGCGCTCGCGACCCGGCCCGCGGGAGTGCGCGGGGGGACCGCGGGGCTGTCGACGGAGGATATTGCCGCGGCCCTCGTCCGGAGGGCGGCCCGGACGGCCCCTGCGCGGCCCAAGGCGGCCCGAACGAAGCCCGTCCCGAGGCCGAGGCCGGGCTCGGCGAGAAAGCCCGTCCTAGCGCCTCCCAAGCCCGTTCCCGCCCCGGCGCCTCCGCCGGCTCCACCGCCACCTCCTCCTCCGCCTCCGGTCGTCGCTCCTCCGCCCGTTCCGCCGGTCGAGGCCGCCGGCGTCCGCGAGGTCGAATGGAAGCCGTGGATGACGAAGAGCGAGGCGGACGCGTGGTCGAAGGACAGCATCCTCAAGATGGACCTAAATCATAATACGCGAACTCAGCAATCGGTCCGCGGGATAATGAACAGCGGGCTCCAGCCCGGCAACAATAACGCCTACGGCCGCGGCGTCTACTCGTCGGGAGTTGCGGAGCCGGCCTTCGGGCCCATCAATCTCAAAGTCCGGATGAATGTCCGGAAGGTCGTCGATTACTCCGACGGCGTTTTCGATGCCGCGCAAACTTGGATACGAATGGTTTGGGAGCCGGCACACCCGGGCTCGTTCCTTCACTACGACGAGGCGCTCGCGGAGTGGGCGAAGTCGAGGGGCATCGACGCCATCCGGATTAAGCGAAGTTCTTTTGTCCGCGGGGAGCGCCCGTATTACTGGTATGTCGTCTTCGACCCGAAGCGAATCACGGTCGTAAAGCAAGCCGCCCGGGCGACGGCGAGGAGGATTGTGCGATGAGACCACACGACACTTGTTGGGACTGCCGGCATCTCCGCTCCCGCCGCGGCGCGGCTCCGCCCGTGTTCTGCGCGGCGTTCCCGGCCGGCGACGGGATTCCGATGGAGATTCTCTTCGGCGCGGACCCGCACGACCACCTCCGCGGCGACGAGGACGAGGCGAACCGGGTCTACTTCGAAACGAAGGAGGGGCGGCGATGAGAGGAATGTTAAACGCCTACGCGGTCGACGAAATCACCATCCTCAAACACGAGGGCTACGACTCGTGGGGCGAGCCGGAGTCGGGGACCTCGGTCGTCGTCCGGGGATATGTCGAATGGAAGACGAACCTCGTTCGGACGCGGAAGACCGGCGCCGGGAAAACGGCGACGGCCGAGGAGGTCGTCTCGACCGTGATGATATACCTTCCGAGGAAGATAGAGCGGGCCGCGTTCCTCGGGAGAAAACTCTCGCTCGAGGACCGCATCCAAATCGGCGGCGAGTCGTTTGACCGTGCTATAATCGAAATCAGGAAGCCTAAGGACTTCTCGCATCCTCATTACGAGATTTACTTGGCATAGAGGAGACGATGGCGGCAACGACTCGACCGACGGCCGGCGGCCACGGCATACAGGCCCATTGGACTTTCGACACCTCGCAAGTCGAGGCCCGGCTCCGTGTGCTGATGGAACTCGTCGACTCGAAGGCCGCCGGGAAGGCGCTCTTCGCCGCGGCGAACGAACTCCTCGCCGACGCCCGCGATGTCGGGCCCCAAGCGCCGAAGCGCTCGGGCGACCTTTGGCGCTCGGCCCGGACGACGAAGGCCGAGGTCTCCGCCGGCTTCGCCGAAATCGAGGCCGGGTTCAACATCGAATACGCCCACAAGTGGCACGAGGTCCCGCTCACGGCCGGAATCCATTGGACCTACGACAAGGGCGCCTCTCAGCCCGGGCCGAAGTTCCTCGAGTCGAAGTTGATGATGAACCGCAACAAGTATCTCGAAATTATGGCCGACCAAATCGGGGCCGGGACGGGGATGAAGTGATACGCGAAATCGCCACGCTCATCGAGGGCCTCACCGGCTTCACCATCGGGACGAAACTCCAAATCGGCCACGCTCTCCAGAACGCTCCGCCGCGGATGGTGCTCGTCATCGAGGCGGGCGGGCCGACCTACTTCTACCCGAACGAGGATATGGCCGATGTCGCCATCCAAATCCTCAACCGCGCCGAGACTTACTTCGACGCCCGCGAGGACGCCTACGCCGTCTACCACGCGCTCCACGGCACCTCCGGATGGAATCTCCCGCGGCTCGACGGGAGCGGCGAGGGCTACCTCGCGATGACAGTCGAAGCGCTTTACATCCCGCAATCGCTCGGCCAAGACGACAACCGCCGCCATCTCTTTTCGACGAACTACATATTCCGAATGGAAGAAGGCTCCTGTGTGTCCGGAACGCCTTGAGCCGAATAGAACTTAGGAGGTTCTAATGCCTACATCCCCTATGCTGGACAAGGGCCCCTGCGAAATCGTTTGGGGCTACGGCGAGAGCGACGCGGCCTACCTCGGCAAGACGCTCGGCGATGTCAAGTTGACGATGGAGACGAACGCCTCCGACATCAACGAGGACCAAGCCGGCGACGCCGCCGTCAACGCCGTCCTCACCGGCTCGGTCGTGACGCTCGAGGTCCCGCTGACGCGGCTCTCGGTCGCTCAACTCGCTCGCGTTCTGAATGTCGACGAGAGCGGATGCGTCATCCCGATTCGGAATCAAATCGGATGCGACCTCTACCCGCTCTCGAAGGCGCTCGTCATCAAGCCCGTCTGCGGCAACATCGTCTCGACGAATCCCTGCGAGTGGGTCCATCTCTACAAGACCTATCCCGTCGCCGGCCTCGACCTCACCTACAACAAGGACACTCAGCGAATCTTCCCGGTGAAGTTCAAGGTGTTCGTGTCGCAGGAGTCGGCCACCGTCGGCGACTACGGGACCATCGGGATGGACTCCGGCGCGAGCATCCTCTAATGGCGATAGTCCTCAAACTCGATACGAAGGCGTCGCTGTTCGAGCCGGTCGAGGTCGAGATAGACGGGAAGGTCTATCGCGTCAAGGAGGTCACGCTCGGGAGTCTCGAGAAAATCCAAGAACTCCAGACCGACTTGAACGCCGGCTCCGCGGCCGCGATTCGGCGGACGCTCGAGGCTCTCATCGAGGGCGACATCTCCGTCGTCCGCAACCTCCAACTCTCGAAACTTCGGAAGTTGGTCGAGGTGCTCATCGAGCGCTCCATCAATCCGGCGGCTGAAGAAAAAAACGCATCCGGGCCGGGTGGCGAATCGTTGCCCTCGTAGCGGGAGAGTTCCCCGGCCTGTTTTCGTTTTCGGATTTTGCCGGGATGGGGGTGCGGGATTTATTCTTTTGGGCGACGGAGGCGAGGCGGAAGATGTTGAACCGAAGGGTTGATTCGTTCAACGCCTCGCTCCTCCCGTATCAAAAGCCGGAGCACATCCGAGAGGAACTCGACGCGCTCCGCGCCGAGATGATGGAGTTCGATGTCACCGACAACATCGCCGACACAGAGAAGGACAACGCCGTCCTCATAAAAGAACGCCGGGCTCACGCCGCGAAAGTCCTCGCGAAGCGGAAGGCCGCGGGGAAGCCTAAGAAGAAACTCAAGGCTCCGTCGAAGGCGAGGAGGATACGATAATGGCCGTTACCGCTGGCTTTATGGCCGGGTCCATCGTCGCGAAACTCGTCCTCGACAAGAGCGGCTGGAACTCGGCGATGGCCGATGTCGTCCGCCAAAATCAGCGGACCGCCGCCGGCGCGGAGCAGTTGGCCGGCTCGCTCCGTCAATTCGGCGTCCAGATGGCGATGCTCGGCGGCGCTATCGTCGGCGTCGCCGCCGTCGCCGTCAATTCGTTCACGAAGTTCAACGACGCGATGTCGAAGTCGTTGGCGATTATGGGAGACGACGGCGCGAAACTCCGTCACGAACTCGAGGCCGTCGCGAAAGAGGTCGCGAGGACGACGACCGTGTCGTCGGAGAAGGCGGCCGCGGCCTACTACTTCCTCTCCTCGGCCGGACTCTCCGCGCAAGAGTCAATGAAGGCGCTCCCGGCGGTCGCGAAGTTCGCCCAAGCCGGTATGTTCGACCTCGAGTTAGCGACGACTCTTCTCGCCGACGCGCAATCGGCGCTCGGGCTCCGCATTCGCGACGACGCGGTCAAGAATATGGAGAATATGGTCCGCGTCTCCGATGTTCTCTCGAAGGCGAATATCCTCGCCAACGGCTCCATCCAAGACTTCTCCGAGGCGCTCACGAACCGGGCCGCGCCGGCGTTGCGGATGGTCGGGAAGGATGTCGAGGAGGGCGTCGCGGCGCTTGCGATTATGGCGAACGCCGGCATCAAGGGCGCGGAGGCCGGGACCCGGCTCGACATCGTTCTCCGCGACCTCCAAACGCGGACCCTCAATAACAAGGCGGCCTTCGAAAAATACAATGTCACCGTGTTCGACTCGGCCGGCGAGATGAGAAACCTCGCCGACATCGTCGGCGAACTCGAAGTGGCGATGAAGGGGCAGTCGGACGAGAAGCGCCGGTCGATTTTGATGGAGATGGACTTCCAAGACCGGAGCGTCGCCTCGATTATGTCGCTCATCGGGTTCTCGAAGGAACTCCGGAATATGGAGAAGGAACTCCGGAAGGCGAAGGGGACGACCGAGGAGATAGCCAAGAAGCAACTCGAGAGCCTCAAGAGCCAACTCCAACTCACGAAGAACGAGATGAACCTCCTCGCCGAAGCGATAGGCAAGTCGCTCGCGCCCCAAGTCGAGGCTCTCAACTCGGCGCTCCGCTGGACGACCAAGCATCTCACGGACCTTGTCGACGGCAACACGACCTACATCGGCGTCATCGGGACGCTCGCGACCGCGCTCGGCGTTCTCGCGCTCGCGTTCGGGGCGGCGTCGATAGGCGCGGCCGGGCTCCTCGCCTCCCAAGCGCTGTTGCTGAAGACGGCGCCGATGCTCGCCGCCTACTTCGCTCAAGCCGCGACCGCGCTCGGGGCCCTCGGGGCGGCTCTCCTCGCGCTCGTCGTCGGCGGCCTCGCCTACGGGCTCACGCGGCTCCTCTCGAAATTGACCGGATTCGACAAGGTCCTCCAATGGTGGTATGGGCTGTGGATTAGCGTCGGGAAAGGCATCGGGAAAATCCTCGGAATCGGAAGGAAGGAACTCGAACTGACGGCCGGCGCGACCGAGCGGGCCGCGCTCCGGACGAAGGTCTGGAACAAGGCGCTCGAGTTGTCGAACGGCAAGGTAAAGAACTACGCCGAAGCGCTCCGCCTCCTCCAAGCCGAGTGGGCGAAATCGGGCGACCTCGGAAGCACCGAACTCAACACGCTCGCCGCGAAGTGGGCGAAGAACGCGGCGGTGGCCGAGGAGACGCGGAAGAAGACCGCGGCGCTCTACGCGGATGTCGAGACGCTCCGGAAGAAGGTTGCCGAACTCACCGGCTATTGGCCGACGGCGACGAAGGGGACCGAAGACTTCGGGACGGGCCTCAGCCGGCTCGGGGCGGTGGTGTGGGAACTCGGGAAGTCGCTCGACTTCCTCAAAGGGAAGGCCGCGGAGACGGGCGCGGCCGTCGCGGACATCTGGAAGACCTACGACCTCAAGACCAACGCGGAACTCCAACGCGACCTCCGGGCGGCGCGGGCCGCGCTCGACCAACTGATGGCGTCGACGGAGAAGACTCCCGGCCAAATTAAGAAAATGAAGGACGCCATCGCCGCAATCGAGGAGGAGATTAGCGGCGTGACTCCGAAGTATACGACCTTCTCCGAGGCCATCGACACGCTGACCGAGGCGGTCGCGGAGAACGCGACGGCGTGGGAGAAGGCGGTCAAAGAGCGGACCGGATGGGACATAAAGTTCGAGGACTTCGACAAGTATATGAAGACGGGGGAGGGCCCGGAGGGGCTGTTCAGCGCCGAGTTCGAACTCAAACTCAACGAGGAGACTTGGGAGGAGAGTTGGGCGCAAATTCTTTCCGAAACCGGCGACAAGTCGCTCCTCCTCAAAGGCGTCCTCGGCGACCTCCTCGGCGACCTCGCGACGGCCGGATTCGCGTCGAGCGAAGGCATACGGACGGCGATGGAGAGTTTGACGAAGGGCGGGACGCTGAGTGAGGTATCGCTCCGAATCGAAGAGGTCAAGCAAGCGCTCCTCCTCCCGGGATTGACGACCGAGCGCTATGCGGAACTCTCGGACGAACTCGAGCGGCTCCAGAAAATCGCGGCCAACACGAGCCCGTGGGGGAGATTCGTCTCGGCGGCGACCCGGGCCGTCGACAAGGTGTCTCAAGCGTGGAGTATGTTGAGCGGGGTCCTCTCGGACATCGCCGGACAAATCCAGACGAACGCGGCGATAACCGTGGAGAATGAATATCAGACCCGGCTCGCCTACATCAACAAGACGATAACCGATGAGACGAAAAAGCAGGAGGCCATCTCCGCGCTCGAGGCCGAATACCAAGTCAAGAAGGACGCCGCCCAGCGGAAGGGCGCCGCGCTGACGAAGGGAATCGCGCTGATGAACGCGATAGTCAACACGGCCGTCGCCGTGACGAACGCGCTCGCGCTGTCGGGCCCGCCGTGGGTCGGAATCGTGATGGCGGCTCTCGTCGGCGCGATGGGCGCGGTCCAAGTCGGCCTCATCGCCGCCCAGCCGACCCCGCTCGCCGAAGGCGCGGCGTTCGACGAGCCGACCCGGCTCAAGGATGTTCTCATCGGCGAGGCCGGCCCGGAGTATGTCCTTCCGGAAAAGAAACTCGTCCGAATCGTCCGCGACGCCTTCACGCTCCCGCGGTTCTCGGGCGCTCCCGCTCTCGCGCCGGCCCTCGCGGGCGCGGGCGGCGGCGGACCGACCATCCAATTCAACGGACCTCTCGTCTCGACGACCGGCGTCTCGCGGCGAGACCTCGAGGCGGCCGGCGAGCAGATGGCGCACATAGTCAGCCGGCAACTCCGGCGCGTCGGGAGGAAAATCTAATGGCCGATGTCTACCTCGGACTCACCGCGAGCGCCATCGCTCCGCTCCCACCGTTCCGATGGACCGGAGGCGGGGACCCGGCGTTCCCGACGAGCATCCCGAAGCAAGTCGAGGACGCGACAATGCTCGACGGCTCGCGCCGGTTCAACTTCAAGAGCAAATCGCCGAGGACTTGGAGTATGTCGTGGGAGATGTTGACGGACGCCGAGATGACGACCTTCCTAGCGCTCCGGGCCGCGAACTCCGCGCTCTACTTCCAAAATAATTGGGAGGACGCGACTTGGCGGCTCGTCGTGATAACCGACTTCGACATCAACCCGTTCCTCAAGGCCGGCCCGTCGTCGTGCCGCTGGTCGCTCGCGATGACACTCGAAGAGGTCCGGTAAGGTGCAAGCCTTCGCGCCCGTCGCGGTGGCGGACTTCCTCGAGCCCGTCCAGCAAATCCTCTACCGGGTCGAGGTGTGGGACGGGGCGGCGTGGGAGGACTTGAGCGAACTCGGCGGGAGCGGCGGCGCGAACTATCTCAAGAGCGTTGCGGTGTCGCTCGGCGGAGCGGGCCTCACGACGAACCCCATCGCCGGGACTTGGAACGCCACAGTCGACAACGGCAACGGCATCTTCCATCCGAAGCATCCGACCTCCCCCTACGCCTCGCTCCTGCGCGTCGGCCGCGAGGTCCGCATCTCCATCGGCGGGACATACGGCGGAGTCGATTACTATTGGCAACGGCTCATCGGATTTATGGACGCGCCGCGCTTCTCCCACGGCTCCCGGGTCGTCGAGATTGGCGGGATGGACTATATGAAACTTCTCGCCGACACGGCTCTCCGCGACCTAAATCCCGTCGCCGTCTCCGGCTCCGGGTCCGGGTCGGCCGAGGTCGACGACATCATCAACGGCCCGCTCCATTGGGGCCGGCGGGCGGAGTTCAACGCCGTCGCTTCGCCGGGCAACCTCGGCCCGGAGTTATATGTCGGCGGCGACGCGTGCGGCATCGGCGCGGCCGAGGCGAACTCGGCCAACGGCTGGCGGTGGGAGACGGACCACGGCGCTTCCGCCGGCCTCATCCAAATCGCGAGCCCGGCCCAAGAGTCGACTTACGCGCTCCGGATAATCCGGACTCATTACAGCACCGAGCAGACCTACACCCGCGACAACGCGGCCGCGGTCGTCGGCTCGACCTCCGTCCAAATCTCGTTTTGGGCGAGGCTCCCGGCGACGAGCCCGACCGCGAGGATGATTGCCTATAATGTTTCGGCGACGCCGATGACGCCGGTCCGGAATGTCGGGCAAATCGACCTCGGAAAGAACGGAGGGGAGTGGACGCTGTATTCGTTCGTCGTCCACATCGCCGACACCGGCTCGCTCCGCCTCTCGCTCTTCACCGGCGGCGCAAACTCGTTCCCGATGTTCTTCCTCGACCTCGACGAGATATCGGTCAAGCAGTATGCGACCGACTTTTGGCAGAGATACATCCTCCCCGATGAGTGTAATGGTCCGTGGCTCGTGACGCTCAACGACGAGCCGGTCGGACAAGGCGACCAAGGCGACACTCCAAACGGCGAGGGCGAGGGCGGATGGCACTATGTCGAGGAGACGAAGAGTCTCTTCTTCAACGACACGATGGATGTGAAGGCCGGCGTCGGGAATGTGAAAATCTACTACTACACGACGCAAGTTCTGGACAATGTGCTCGCCGACCTTTTGGTGTGGTCGGGGCTCTATGCGGACCGGGCCGCGGCGCTCGCCGACTTGGACTACGAGCCGACGGGAATCTCAATCGCTCGCGTCTGGTTCGACGCGGGAGTCGCGCTCGCGGCCGTCCAGAAAATATGCGAGCGGGCGAACTACCGATTTTGGCTCGCGTTCGACGGGCGGCCCTGCTTCCTCCCGCCTCCGGTCGCGACCTCCATCGCCGTCTCGTTCCCCGGCTTCGGGGACTTCAAGGACATCGCCGAGTTCCAAGACGACGATATGATTCGGAACCGAATCGTTGTCGAGGGGTGCGAGCGGGCGATGTATCAAGTCACCCGCGACGACAAGGCCGGCGACAACTTCCGGGGCGAGGACTCCGACCAAACCTCCATCGAGACCTACCTCGAAAAAACCCACACGATAAACAACACGCTATTTCAAGGCAATCACGCGTGCGAGAATATGGCCGAGGCGCTACTGCTCGAGTTCAAGGACCCGAAGTGGTATGCGGAACTCGAGACCTTCGCCAACCCCATCCCGCTCGAAATCGGGGACCTCGTGGCGTGGCCGGTCGAACTCGAGCCGACGGACTTTGACTCCGGCTCGCTCGGCGGGAGCGCATCGGGGAACCTCGTCGTGAATCTGATGGGGATAATCCGCGACATCAAAATCAACAACAGCGAAATCAACTACAAGGTCGAAATCGCTGACGACTTTTGGTCGACGGGCGACCTCCCGTCGGCGAGCCTCTCGGCCTCGAAGTCGGGACCTATCTCCGGCTCCGGAGCCGATTGGCCACAGGACCTTTGCGGCGTAGACATCGACGGCAACGACTCGAGCCTCGTCGCTTCGGGAAGTTTTCCCTACCTAGTTTTCGAGGTTCCGACGGGCGTCGACTCCGTGACATTCCAAGTGTGGGGGACCGGAGGCGTCTCCGCTCCGGAAGGCGGCGGCGGCGGCGGCGCGGCTTGCGCCGTGACCACGGTGGCCGTCGTGGCGGGCGACTTGTTCTATCTCTACCCGGCTCCTTCGGTGGGCGGGCCCGCGTTCTCCGAGGTCTACGACGAATCGTCGCTTATCTGCCGGGGCGACTACGGCGACGACGCGACGGGCTACCTCGGCGCGGACGGCGGGCGGGCGGTCGATTGTGTCGGGGACTCCTCGTTTGACGGCGGGGACGGAGCGGGCGGCTCGCTACTCTTCGGCGGCGGCGGAGGGGCGTCGGCCGGCCCGACCGCCGCGGGCGGCAACGCCTCGGGCCGCATCGGCGGCAATGCTCCGGTCCTCGGATGGAACGGAGGACAAGGCGGGAAGTGGACGCAATACGCGGGACAGCCGGGCGCGGGCCCGGGCGCAGGGATGGGCGGCGCCTACGAGGGCTCGTTCCTCCTGCGTCAGCCGGGACGGATTCGCGTGATATGTTCGGGCGCTCCTGTTTCGGCTTCCACTTCCGGCGGGCCGACAATCGAAGAATACTACGCCGGGGATTTTTCGAGCGGCGAGTTTAATTGGGATGTCCCGTATCCCGACGGATGGACTTCGGGACAAACGCTCTCCGTCGTGTTCGAGTGTTGGGGATGCGGCGGGCCGGGAAGCCCCTACTCGAACGCCTATACCGCCGGCGGCGGCGGAGGCGGCGGGGCGTATTCCAAGACGACCGTGAACGCGGAGCCGGGAGATTATTACACTCTTCGCGGAGCCTCTCAGGGCTCCGGCGGCATCGTCGATACCTATGTGAAGGACTCCGGAGGAGCGACCATCTGCAAAGCCGAGCGCGGATTCTACGGAGCAGATAATCCTTCCGGCGGTCCGGGCGGCGCGGCGGCCAACGGTGTCGGGGACACGAAGTATTCCGGCGGGGCGGGCGCGAATCGCGTCTCCTCGGCCGTCGGCGGCGGAGGCGGAGCCTCGGCCGGGCCGGACGGAGACGGAGCGGGAGCGTCGGGACAGACCGGCGGGGCGGCAGGAACCGACGCCGGGCGAGGCGGTTTGGGCGGCGGCTCGGACGAGAGCGGCGAGGACGCGCCTTATCCGAACAATCCGGTCGACGAGATGTGGCCGGGCGGCGGCGGCGGCGGTCAGGGCGAGGACACGAACGGGGCGCCTTTACCTACGCCCGGGGCCGGAAACGGCTCGGGGAGCCGAATCCGAATCACCTACACGCTATGATTGAACGCCTCTACTGCGCGGTCGGGTTCCTCGCGTTCTTCGCGTTCCCGGTCCTCCTCGTCGCGCTCGTTCATCGACCGATAACTTTCCGCGGCCGACCGCTTTGGAGGGAATGAGATGTTCTTCATCCTCGGTCCCTGTGTCATCGAATCTGAAGACCACGCCGTCCGAATGGCGGCGCGAATCAAGCGCGTCTGCGCGGAGGCGGGCGTCGAGTTCGTCTTCAAGGCGTCGTTCGACAAGGCCAACCGCACCTCCGCCGGCGCGTTCCGCGGGCCCGGGCTCGTCGAGGGTCTCCGCATCCTCGGCGAAGTGAAGGCGGAGACGGGCGTCCGCCTCACGACCGACATCCACGAGCCGGCTCAAGCCGAGCCGACGGCCCGCGTCGTCGACATCCTCCAAATCCCGGCGCTCCTCTCGCGTCAAACCGACCTCATCGTCGCGGCGGCGCGGACCGGCCGGCCGCTCAACATAAAGAAGGGTCAGTTTATGTCTCCCGACGATATGTTCTACGCCGGCGAGAAGGCGTGGATGGCCGGAGCGCGGGAGATTTGGCTGACGGAGCGCGGGACGACCTTCGGCTACCACGACCTCGTTGTCGATATGCGCTCCATCCCGACGATGCGGGCGCTCGGATTCCCGGTCATCATCGACGCGACTCATTCGGTCCAGCGGCCCGGCGGCGGGCGAGGCTCGTCGACCGGCCGGCCCGACCTCATCCCGACCATCGCGAAGGCGGCCGTCGCGGCCGGCGCGGACGGCGTGTTCTTGGAGGTCCACGACGACCCGGCGCGGGCGAAGTCGGACGGCCCGAACTCGCTCCCGCTCGCCGACCTCGCGTCGCTCCTGCGCGTTCTCACGCGGCTCCACGAGGCCGTTCGATGAGAGTCATCGGAATCGTCCCGGCGCGGATGGCGTCGACGCGGTTCCCGGCGAAGCCGCTCGCGCCGCTCCTCGGTCGGCCGATGGTGGAGTGGGCGGTCGACGCGGCGGTCCGGACCCGGCTCATCTCCGCCGTCTTCGTCGCGACGCCGGACCCGGAAATTGTGGAGGTCTGCGAGCGGGAGAGGATTCCGTTCCTCGTCACGGCGCGGTCGTGTCGGAACGGGACCGAGCGCGTCGCCGACGCGATGCGCCAACTCGCCGCCCGCGACGACGAAGAAGTCATCATCAACATCCAAGCCGACGAGCCGACCATCCGTCCCGACGCGCTCGATAAGTTGGCGACGGAGTTCCTCGACCGCGGCACACGCGTCGCGTCGCTTTTCTATCGTCCGACCGGCCGCGAATACAACCGCGACCGGAACCGCGTCAAGGTCATCATCGACGACCACGGCCGCGCCTTCGCGTTCACACGCAAGCCGGTCCGCGCCGAAATCGAACACGGCGTCCACATCGGCGTCTACGCCTATCGTCGCGAGACGCTCGCGAGGCTCGTCGCGTTGCCGCTCTCCTCCGACCTCGAACAAGTCGCGTGGCTCCGCGCCGGATACAGCCTCCGGATGGTCGACGCCGGAGCCGAGACAATCGCCGTCGACACTCCGGCGGACCTCGAGCGGGCCGCCTCCGCGCTCTCCTCGCGAGCCTAAAAAAAGTCTCAAAACCTACCATAAAAACAGGGTAGGATTTGAAGATTTTTGAAGATTTTTTCAACCCGTTCATTATCAGTCGTTTGCGAGCCTAAAAAGTCAACCTCTTTATAGGCGAAATTTGCTTTGCCTGCGGGATGGATTATAATGAAGGCACGATTCGATAAACGAATCGGCCCGACCCCGGGAGGGTCGGGGAGAGACCCGGGGGCGGGAGGCCGGCGGCCAAGAGGTCGAGCCGAACGAGAACCCGGTCGGGAGCGGCGGTCGAACTCGAAAGAGACGGACCCCACCGGACGGAAGAACGAGACGACTCCCGACGAAGCAACGGACAAACGAAAAATAGTTGGAGACGAGCGGGCGCGGGCCCGCTCCTCCATCCGACGACTCGAACGACGGCGGTCGAATCGTCGGACGGAGACGCTCTCCGAAAATCCAAAATGTTCTAGGAGGTTCGAATGTCCACTTACGCAGTCGTCGAGTTCGATGTTCACTTGATGGCGTTCCGGAACGACGAAGTTCGGAAGGTCGATGTCCCGCTCGATGTATACGGCAAGGCTTACCGCGAGGACAGAGACAATGTTCTCGACCTCATCTTCCGCTACGGCCAGAACGATTTTCAGCCGCGGCCGTTCTGCTCCGTGTCGATGGGCGATGTCATCGACCTCTTCGGCATCCTCTACCTCGTCGAGTTCGTCGGGTTCCGGAAGATGTCCCGCGAAGAGTTCGCCGCTTACAAAGCGATGGACCGCCGCGACCGCTACGCCGTGTCGGAGTTCAACTCCGTCTTCTGGAACGGCTCGGCCTACGAGAAGGTCGGCGAGAAGCCGGCCCGGGAGCAATACGAGGACGACAAGGCTTCTTACGAAGCCGAGCGGCCCCGGAATCTTTGTTGAGCGCAGAGGACGGCCGCGAGGCCGTAATGCGGCGGTCCGGTTCCAAGCCCGGACATCGACGCTATCTCAACTTCGATGGAGGTTCCAATGTCACTCGGTCATCAGAAAGTCGTCCTTCAAGAATCCGTGAAACTCGACGCCAACAAGTTCGCCACGCTCTCGGTCACGGAGAAGCGGCTCTCGGACGGAAGCATCGCCCACGATGTCTACGCCGAGATTGATGGGGCTGATGGGAATGTTCACCTCGAATATCCCGCCACCGACCAGTTCGACGCTTACGAGCGGCTCCGGTCCTTGAAGGTCGCTCTCGAAGGCTTCGTCATCGCCTGACGCAGAGGGGCCGGCCCGGCCGGCTAATGCGGCAAGCGCGGTCCCAAGCCCGCGCTAAATCAAACCCGCAATTCTAGGAGGTCACGATGAGACACGCTCTCGGAAGCAACCGGGCGGAGTATTCGCGGCGGAACGAACTCGGCATCCAAATCCGCATCGCGACGAACTACCTCGAGCGGCCCCAACCGAATCTCAATCGGATGAAACTCGACGACCTCCGCGACCTTTGGCGGAGCCTCTATAAAGAAGTCGTCGACAAGCAGATGGTCGTCCGGAAGGCCGTCGAGATTCAAGAGTCGGTCAACGAGAAGCACGAGCGAAGGCTCGCGGACCTCGCCGACACTTGGACATCCTAATCGCAGAGGGGCGGGACGCGGGTCCCGTCAATGCGGCGGCCCGGTCCCAAGCCCGGGCATTCCTTATAGTGGAGGGACAGATGATTTATCCGAAGTATCAGTATTGGTATGTCGTCACGAACGACGGGCGGCGCTTTTGGGCCTACAAGAGAATCGACAAGAAGAGCGGCCTCATCTTCTTGATGGTCGTCAATCAGGATGGAGATGAGCCGAAGCAGAGAGAGATGGTCATTGGCGACCTCTCTGGAATGTCGATTCGTCCCGCCGAAGAAGACAAGAAGTATGGCGGTCTCCGAATCTCCAAGAAGACCTAATCGCAGAGGGGCGGGACGCGGGTCCCGTCAATGCGGCTGGCCGGTCCCAAGCCCGGCCCCGTAAATCCAATTTTCTCTAGGAGGTTTTCAAATGTCTAAGCGGAATCCGTCAAGGCGCGAGCGGTTCGCGGAGATTCAGTCGGCGCTCGGCGACGCTCTCTCCACCGTCCAAGACCTTCTCGAAAAGGTCCGGACCGAACTCGGCGCGACTCACATCGAGGCCGAGACCATCGTCGTCTTCACGCCGGAAGAACTCGCGGCCGCGGAGCGGGCGGCCGGAATCGTCGACGACGCGAAGCAGAACGCGGAGGAGTTGAGCGAAGAACTCCAAAATTGGCTCGACAATCTTCCCGAGAATCTGCAGTCCGGGTCGAAGGCCGAAGAACTCGAGGAGGCGATTTCGAACCTCGAGGAGTTCACGAGCGGGCTCGAGGACGCGGACCTCAACGACCTCACGACGACCTCGGCCGACGAACTCGAGGAGTTCCTCGAAGCCGCCGAGTCGGCCATCGACGACGCCTCGAATGTGTGCGTCGACTTCCCGGGGATGTTCTGATGGACGCCGACCGGAAGGTCGAGATGATGATGGCGGTCTTCAAGGACATCCTCCGCCGCCGCGTCGCGGCCGGCGAGCCGACCGAACTCGCCGCGGCCTACGCCGAGCGGACAGTCAAGGGGATGCGCGACCCGTTCCTCATCCGGGCCTACGAGCGCGTCTCGTTCGCGGAGAAGGTCTCCGCCCATCTCGAATCGAAGAAGGGAGAAGCGATATGAAACTCAGGCTCGTCCGGAACAAGGACAAGGCGACCGGGAAGGTCACCGGCGAGTTCCGCGAGGTCAAGATGGGCCCGAAGGACAGGCTCCTGTGGGTCGACACGCCTCACGGGCTCGTCCAAATCTTCGTCTCCGACCTCGAGGGTCTCTACATCGGGACTTACGGATGCCCGGCGGTCACGCTCTCGACCTCCGCGGCGACCAAGGTCGAGATGACGAAGTTCTGAAATCGCCGAGGGGAGAAGGTGACTCCGATGACACCTTCTCTAAGGCGGCTCCGGAGGTTCCCAAGCCCTCCGACCCCTAATTTTTCTAGGAGGTTTTACGATGTCCAATATGTCTTACTGCCGGTTCGAGAACACCTCGTCGGACCTCGGCGACTGCGCCGAGCACATCCTCGACCGCGACCTCAACGACTACGAGGTCCCGGCCCGCGTCTCGCTCGTCGAGACTTGCGTCGACATCCTCGAGGCTCTCGGATTCGAGGTCCGGAACGCGGAGGGCGTCAAAGCCAACCGCGCCACCATCGAGGCCGCCATCGAGGAGTTCGTCGGGTGCGCCGACGACCCGGAGGACCTCGACGGAGAGGACGAAATCGACGCCGCCGTCCACGAGGCCGACGAGAAGATTGGGCCGGGCTTCGGCTACCCCGACAAGAAGGGCGGCAAGTGATGGCTACGACGCTCGTCGACAGGTCGCTCTGCTGTCTCGCGCCGGTCGTCGTCGGGAAGCGGGCCTCGACGGACCGCCTCGACCCCGACGACATCTTCGATGTCTGCGCGGGATGCGGGAAAGAGTGCGACGCCGCGGAGTTCGTCCGCGACGACGAGGACGGGTCGCTCACGGACCCGGAGACCGGCCAGCGCTTCGAAGAGGGCGAGGCTCGGGAGTTCCCCGAAGGCCCGGACCCGGACGAGGCGTTCGACCGGATGGTCGACAACGACATCGAGCGGAGGAGGCTCGGAGAATGACTATCCACATCACCGAAGCCGAGAAGCGGGGCCTCCGGGTCCTGCTTCGCGAACAGGCCCGCACCGCCGGCCGGAAGGCCGCGTGGCGGCGGCGGACGCTGGACGAGAAGCATTGGTGCGGCGGCGCCTTGGAGCGGGTCGGGAGGCGGGAGGTCCGGTGCCTCCGGTGCGACCGCATCCGCTTCGACCCTACTGCGTGACGCAGATGGCGGCGGGACTCTCGGAGCCCGCCCTAATGCGGCGGTCCCGGTCCAAAGCCCGGGCGCGCAAATCCATTTTCTCTAGGAGGTTTTACAATGGGCGTTGACACTCATCTTTACCTTCCGAGCGATGTCCGCGTCAAGGATGTCGCTCTCGTCGCGGCGGCGCTCCTCGGCGTCTCTATCCACAAGCACGAGTTCGTCGACGGCTCGTTCTTCGCGGAGGCGCCCGACCACCGGGTCAAGGTGAACGCCGCCTCGTTCGAGGCCGGCTTCGCCGACATCATCGTCCGGCCGAAGCCGGGAGAGTCGCTCGCGTGGCTGAAACTCGGCGAGTGCTGGTCGGCGTTCTACGCGTTCGAGGGCGGCCGCGGCCGGCGCTATCTCTCGGCTCGCTCCTACGCCATCAACATCGCCGTCTTCAAGGGACTCGCGAGGTTCTTCGGCGGCACCGTCGACTTCAACGACTGCGACGACCGGGCCGTCAACTACCGGGCCGAGAAGAAGGGACGGAACGACCCGGAGGAAGGCGCGGCCGAGGTGAACTTCCAGCGCCGGCTCCTCGCGGTCCAACCGCTCGATTCGGTCGATATGAAACTCGCCCGCAAGTTCGCCGCCTACGACGGCGACGACAAGTGAGAGCGCGGTCCGGCGCGAGCCGAATCCAAGCCGCGTTCGTCTAGGAGGTTCTTATGGGCATCGACATTTATATGGAATGGGAGGGGCAGACCGAGGCGGAGAAGAAGGCTCAGATAACCGGCTTCTCCGTCACGGCCGGCCGCGTCGGCTACCTTCGGGAAGCCTACCACGGCGACCCCTACGCGACCCGGGCGCTCGTTCCGGAGGCGTTCTTCTCGCACGACGGGAAGGCGGCCATCCCGGCGCGGACGATGCGCGACCGGCTCGACACGGCGAGGGCCGCGGTAGAGGTCCGCGAGCGGACCATCTACAAGCAGACCGACGCGAAGGCCATCGCGAAGGTCGCCAAGTCCTTCTCCGATTTCGTCCGGCTCGCCGAGCGGATGGAGAAGAAGACGGGGAAGCCCGTCGTCGTCGTCGCGTCCTACTGAACGATGTCTTTGGCGATGGGGGCGGAGCGGGAGGCCCGCCCTAAGCCGGAGGAGCCCGTCCAAACCCGGGCTCAGGCTAATTCTCTAGGAGGTTTTTTATGAACGCTGTTCTCTCTCACAAGGTCACGCGGAGGGTCGATGAGTCGGTGGTCCTCGCCGAGCCGCAACCGGATTTCACGGCGTCGTGGCATCCGTTCGCTCACGGCGAAGTCATCGGCGCGGTCGCCTCCGCGGTCGCCGAGGCCGGGCTGTCGGTCGAGCGGAAGGAATACTCGATAACGACCGGCGCTCAGATGTTCGGCATCTGGGAGGTCAACCGCGGCGCGGAGGGGTTCCGGTTCGCCATCGGAATCCGCAACTCCATCAACAAGTCGATGGCGGTCGGGCTGTGCGCGGGCGAGCGCGTCTTCGTCTGCGACAATATGGTCTTCTCGTCCGACTATGTCCTCTTCCGGAAGCACACCGGGATGCTCGACTCCTCGGAAATCGTGCTGATGGCGCGGGAGGCTCTCGCCGCGACGATGGCGCGGTGGGACGGGCTCGCCGCGTGGCACTCGGCGATGCTCGAGCGCGACCTCTCCATCAAACAGGCGTCGATTCTGACCATCGCCGCGATGCGGCGCGACCTCATCCCGGCCAAGCGGTTCGGCGACTTCGACCGCCTCTTCTACGGGACGGACGACGAGAAGTCGAAATACACGCCGACGCTCCACGGCTGGCACGGAGCGACGACCGAGTTGATGAACCCGCTCCCGATTATGTGCGTCGCCGCGAAGCAGACGCGCCTCAACGCCTTCATCGACCACGAGGTCCCGCTCCTCCTCTCCGAGAACGCGGACAAGAAGTTCTACTCGTTCGACAAGGTCGAGGCTCCGGCCGACGAAGCCATCGCGAAGGCGCGGGAGGAGAAGAAAATCTCGGCGAGCGCTCTCCGGGCCGAGTTCCGCGAGAAGGTCGTCGAGAGCCGGCGCGAGAAGAAGGCGGCCGCGAAGGCCGCCCGGGCGGCCGAGGCGCCCGCGAAGAAGGCCGGGAAGGCCCCGAAAACGGCCGCAGGAGCCCCTGTGGCGGGCGAACGCCCCGAGGCCGGCCCGAAGGACCGGACGGCCAAGCAGAAGGCCGTGGACGCGAAGATGCGGACCCCGAAGAAGGCCGCGAAGAAGAAGACGAGCGAGCGCGACCGCAACCTCGAGTTGCAGTCCTACGCGCCGGCGTTCCCGAAGCCGACGACGAAGGCCCGCCGGACCTCCCGCGTCCGGGTCCGCGAGGTCATCGCGGCCGAGGCCGAGCCCGTGAAGACGAAGGTCGGGAAGGCCCCGAAGGGCGAGGTCGTCCGGAGGCGTGGCTTCAAGAAAATCGCCTTCCTCAAGGACGACGAAGACATCCTCTTCTGCGACAAGTGCGCGGGCGAGTTCAAGCCGAGCGAACTCAACCGCGACCGCCTCTGCGCGAAGTGCGCCGGGAAGAAGAAGTAGCCGACCGACAAAGGCCGGGCGTCCCCCGCGGGGCCCCGGCCTTTTTTTTTGCCCGCAATCGGCCGGATGAGTTTAACAAATCGCTTGAGTTTTTCCGCGGACTCGGATTATAATTCGTTCCGTTCGAAGCGCAACAATTCGGGAAGGAGCGATAATGACGAACGACCGAAGGACAACGGCCGGGGTCGTCCGGAGATGCGCCTACGGGCCCTGCGGCAAGGCGTTCCGGACGCGCCGGACTTGGCAGAAGTTCTGCTCGGACAACTGCCGCATCTACGCGTTCTACTCGCGGAAGGCGCGAGGCGCGAAAATCGAAGAGATGAAAAAGCGCATCGAGAAACTCGAAGCGCTCGTCAAATCCCAAACCTAGGAGGTTGGAGAAATGTCAGAGAGAGAAACGACGGGAACCTCGGCGGTCGTGAAGGCGGCCGAGTCGGCGGCAATCGTGTTGTCGCCGGAGACGGTGACGCGCTATGTCAACGCGCTCGCCACACAACAGGAAATCGCGCTCTTCCTCAATCAATGCGCGATGTTCGGGCTGAACCCGTTTAAGCGGGAAATCTACCTCATCAAATACAGCCCGAAGGACCCCGCGACTTTCGTCGTCGGCTACGAGACCTACATCAAACGCGCCGACCGGAGCGGGAAGTGGGCGGGGATGAACTCGGGAACCGAGGACGGGCCCGACGGGACGCCCGTGAAGGCGTGGGTCGAGGTCTTCCGGAAGGATTGGGAGAAGCCGCTCCGCCACGAGGTATTCTTCTCGGAGTATGTCCAGACGAAGCCGGAGTGGAAGGACGGACAGCCGACCGGCCGCAAAATCCCGACCAAGTTTTGGGCCGACAAGCCGCGGACGATGCTCAAGAAGGTCGCCATCGCCCAAGCGTTCCGGATGGCGTTCCCCGACGAGTTCGCCGGGATGCCCTACACGGCCGAGGAGATGCCCGTCGACCACGCGAAACTCCCGACGACCGAAGTCGTCGCGGACCTCACCGACCCAAAGGTCGACCCGTTCTCGAAGACCTCCTACGAGGAGTCGAAGCGCCGGCCGCTCGGCCGTCCCGTCGACGAGTTCGAGGGGTCGTTCGAGCCCGGTCCCGGGAAGGGCGAGGAGAAGGGCGAGGGCCCGTCGTTCGGCGAGGAAATCGGCGCCGACACCGCCGAGGACCACGCGAAGAAGTCGAAGCCGAAGAAGGGCGAGACGCCGACGCTCACGCAACTCGAAAAGTTCGCGAAGGTCAAGACCGACCTCGCCGCGCGCGGAATCAGCGAGGAGAAGATGTGGGTCGGCATCCAGCGCTTCGTCTTCAAGACCTACAACCGCACCGTTGGCGAACTCTCCGACTTCAACGAGGCGGAGATGGAACTCGTCCACGGCTACCTCTTGCGATGGCGGGCGTCGCTGGAAGATGACGAGAAGAAGGCGGCCGCCGCGAAGGGAGCGAAGTGATGGACACGCCCATCTTCGTTCCCGAATCGGAGGAGCCGGTCGCGTTCGTCGACGACGGGACGAACGACGAACAGGCCGCCGTCAAACTCGCCGCGCTCTCGCTCGTCGTCCGGGCCCGCGAACTCGAGGTCGTCGACCAAACCTCGCTCACCGAAGCGACCGAGCGCCTCCTCCACATCAAAGACATTCGCCGCCGGCTCGACGCCGAGTTCGACCCGGGGATTCAGCGGGCTCACGCTCTCCACAAGGCGCTCGTCGCGCAGAAGAAAAAGTGGACCGGGACGCTCGACGAGGCCGAGGCGGAACTCCGCCCGAAGGTCGCCCACTACCTCGAGGTCGAGGACCGCCGGCGGCTCGAGGCGGAGCGCGAGGCTCAACTCGCGAAGGAACGGGCCGCCCGGGAGGCCGAAAACTCCGTCGATAAGGCCCACCAGATGCTTCAGGACGGGCTTTTGGACGAGGCCGCGGCCGTCCGCTCGGGCGTCGCCGATAAGGCCGCCAGCGCGATTTCAGCGGCCGAGGCCGCCATCCCGCCGAAACCCGTCGCTCCCGGGACCTATCTGCGCGACGAGTGGAACTTCGAAATCGAGAACGAGGAACTCATCCCCCGGGCGTTCCTCATCCCGAACGAGAAGCGCATCCGGAACTTCATCGCCGCGATGAAGGAGCAAGCCGTCATCCCGGGCGTCCGGATTTTCCGGAAGAAGAACATCTCCGTCAGGACCCCGAAATGAACGAGCGGGGAGCGGGTGGGTTTCGATTCTTACGGATACCTCCTAGACTTTCGCTTGGGCTCGCCCGCTCCCCGTTCTCCACGAGAACACAATGAGCAGAACTTGGATTAAACTTTGGGTCGACCAATGCCTCCGCGGCTCGATGATTGAGGAACTCTCGCCGGAGCAACGCTGGATTTTCATAGGCATCCTGCTCCTCGCCGGCGACTCGGACATCCCGGGCGTCGTCTACCGCCGGAAGGACGAGAACGGCGAGCCCGTCGGACACCGCGGGCCCGTCCTTGCCGATACGCTCGGCGTCGACGAGTCCTCCATCGAGCCGGCGCTCGCGAGGATGGTCGAGAAGGGGAAGGTCCGCGTCGACGCCCGCGGCGTCATAAGTGTTTGTAATTGGAGCAAATACCAATCCGAATACGAGCGGAAAAAGGTCGGGCGGATAAAAGTCCGACCGGACGACGGACAAAAGTCCGCAGTAGATTTAGATTTAGATAGAGAGAGAGAGAGAGAAGAAGAGGCGACGCTCCGCTTCGACCACGAGGCGAGAGAGTGGAGAGGCGTCTCGAAGAAAGACATCGACGGATGGGCCGAGGCGTTCCCGGCGTGCGACATCCGCATCGAACTCGCGAAGGCGAGAGAGTGGCTCCTCGGAGCCGGCCCTCGAGGTCAGAAGCGGGCGTGGCGGAAGTTCATCACCGGATGGCTCGAGCGCTCACAGGCGGCCGGCGGGACCCGCGGGAAGTTCATCCCGTCGGTCGAGAGCCGCGTCGGTAAAAGCACCTATCAGCCGACGGCCGAAGAGCGGCTCGGATACCGCAAGTCGTTCGAGAAGGAACTCCGGAAGAACACCCGCGACGAGGCCGAAATCGCGAAGGCGCTCGCGGAGTGGGACCGGAAGAACCTCGTCCGGGGGAAGCCGTGAAAAAAGCATACCGGCCGCGGAAGGACAAGAAGAAGCGGGCTGAGGTCTTCCATTCGGCGAGCGTCGTCTCCCCGTTCGGAACGCGAGGCGACGGCAAGGCGTCGGGGCCCGGCGGCGCGGGCCGGCGCAACTCCATATGCCTCGGAAAGTCGGACCTCTCGCGCCTCGAATACATAGCGAACAATCTCTACTACCCGAACAGCAAGTCGAAGCAAATCCGCGACGAGGCCCGGCGCGGGAAGATGAAGGAGCGCGGGACGCTCCCGAGGTGTGCGCGGTGTGCGAAGTTCTGCAAGGTCCTCGGGTCGACGACCGCCTCGGAGGTGAAGTTCATCTGCTTCGACTTCGTGGAGAAGGAGGCCGCGAAATGAAACACGACCGCGAAGCAATCGAGCGCTTCATCTACAACCGCCTCGTCCTCGGCGACCGCGACCACGCGCCGGCCATCGGGGCCGCTCACGCTATCGACCGCGCCTACCTCCTCGCCGCCGCGAACGCCAACTTCCGGCCGCTCGACCCGGAGGAGCCGTGGACGAAAATCACGGACGAACTCTTCCGCAATATCTACGCGAACTCGGAGGCCGGAATCTGCTGTGCGGACACCGGGATTTTCCTCGCCGCCGGCCCGGACGACATCCGGGCGACCGAGGACTACTTGATGGCGAAGATTCGCGGGACAGGCCGCCGCATCGCTCGAATCCGCCGGGCCTATCCGCAGTTCGGGCCCTACCGGAATCAACTCCTCCTCCCCGGGCTCGAGGAGGCGGACGAGCCGGACGAACTTGAACTTGAAGACCTTGAGGCTTCGGAGAGGATGGAATGAGCGGCGACCGGGACCATTATTTCATCGGCGTCGTCGGACACGACCCGACGGACATCGACATCCTTCTCGCTCGGATGCGGCCCGTCACGGTGACTTTCGTGAAAAAGTGGGCCGGGGTGTTCGCCGAAGGAAACGAAAGTTATGGGGAAGATGAACAAGCGAGGCGCATCGTCGATATGCTCCGCGGACTCGGCCTCGCCGCCCTACCCGACGCGCCGAAGGAGGAGAAGTGATGGCCCCCGCGAAGTCCGCGCCGAGGCTGAAGCCCTGCCCGTTCTGCGGGGCCAAGCCCGAATACGACAAAGACCAAGAGGATTATTTTGTCCAGCACACTCCCGAGTGCTACTTCTCCTACATAGAGCGATATTGGGTAATCGATAACGCTCAATCAACTTGGGCCTGGAACCGCCGCGCTACCCCACGGCGAAAAACTAAAGGAGGAAAGTGATGGACACCTACGACAAGGCCAGCGTCCCCACGGACGCCGAACTGGACGAGATGCGCGAGGTTGAGCGGCTCCGCAAGGAGAACGCCGCGCTCAAGGCCGACATCGCCGCTAGAAAAGAAATAATGGCCGATGATTTTCAGCAGATTCACCGCCTCAAACTTGAACTCCTGGCCTCTAGGAACCTAACTGGAATCGCAGAACAGCAGACGACTAGGGTTATTGACGAGCGGGACGCGCTCAAGGCCGAGGTGGAGCGGCTGACCCCAGAGCCGGGGAACGAACACGAGGACGATGAGGTAGCCCTATTTGGGATTGAAACCGCCGCCCGGAACAACACCGCCAACCCCGAAATCCTTGATGAATCGTTCGCCTATGTCCGGTCAAGGATGGCCGTGGCGCGGAAAGCCGAGGCCGAACTGACCGCCCTGCGGAGCGAAGCGGACGCGGCGAGGCCGCTCATCCAGCAGGTTGAGGATACCATCGATGCATACGGTAATGACCCGGTTCTGGGCGAGGCGGTGGCGTCCCTTGACGATGCCCTTGCCGCCTACCGCGAAGGGAAGGAGAAGGGATGAGGGCTCCGAGGCCGGCGTTCGTCGCGGCGCTTGTAATTGTGCTCCTGCTGTGTGTTATGATTGTCCTATTCGATGAGTATTGGAGCAGGAGAACCTATGAGCGCTCCGAGGCCGGCCTCCGATTCTTTCAAGACGATTTTCCTCCCGGTTTCGCGGGAGGGGTCGAACATAATCAAAAAAACGGAGGGGAAAAATGATGGCCGAATTGCTTAATGCGAACATTCTCGTAATCGCTTTTATCGCGGGCTTGCTCTTCATCGCGTTCGCTTTTTTGCTCGTGCTCGCGAGAGCCTCGAGCAACTGCTCGGACGCGGAGGAGGCGGCCCGGCAGAAGGCCGACATCGACGACATCCTGCTCGTCGCGGCCGCGAAGGCTCGAGCGGCCGAGGAGGCGAAGAAGTGACCACCATAGTCATCCGCCTCGTTCTCGCGCTCGTCGGCTTCGCGTTCATCGGCGCGGCGGTCCTGTTCTTCGTGTCGCTGGCGCTCGCGGCTGTCTCCGCCGCAATCGGAATCGACCGGGACGAGGAGGCGCTCTATTGAAGTTCACGCTCGCCTCGGTCCCGCCCTCCGGCAATCAACTCGAGCGCCTCGCGAGGTCGCCGCGGGCCCGGTGGGCGTTGAAGAAGAAAATGCGGGCCCGGCTCGCGTGGGAGATTCGGTTCGCGCTCCTCGACGCCGGGCTCCCTATCCCATTCCCTGTGCGGGCGAATCGCGAGGTCTTGGAACTCCTCGACGACGGCTCCGTCGCTTACCGCCGGCCGGAGAAGATGCGGGTCGTCGTCCGCGTCTTCCGGGACCGGCTCCTCGACCCCGACAACGCCGCCGCCGGCCTCAAAGTCCACCTCGACGCGATGCGCGACATAGGATTGCTATGGAACGACTCGCCGAAGTGGCTCTCGCTCGAGGTCGAGCAGTTCATCGACAAGGAAAATCCTAGAACGGAAATCGAAATCGAGCCGTTCACGAAATCTTCCGAAGGAGGCTGACAATGTTCAGCAAAGAAGTCGTCGCCCTCATCATCGCCATCGTCTCGGCTCCCGCCATCGTCGGCGTCATCGAGATGGTCAAGCGGCTCCTCGTCGGCTGGCTCCCGAAGGTCAACCCGAAGGTCATCGCCTACGCCACCGCGGCCATCGTCGCGTTCGGCGCGACGGCCTACTACCTTCTCGCCAACGGCATCTTCACGCTCCCGCTGTTCCTCGGCTACTCGGTCCTCGTCTTCATCGAGGCGAACGGCATCTACAAGGCGATGTAATGCCGGTCATAATCTACACGACCGACGGGAAGCAACTCGTCTGTCGGGGAGAGCGGCTCTCGTTCCTGTCGCGGGTCGCTCTCTTCTTCCGCTTCCCGGTCTCGGCCCAAGCGTTCACTTCGGAGGACCGCTTTTGGGTTCCGCGGCGGCTCGTCTCCTACATCCAGACGATGACCGATGAGGTCGCGACTCGGCGCCGGGCCGAGGCGACCGAAGCCGCGAAGAAGAACCCTAATCCCGGGGCGCCGGCGAAAATAATCCCATCCACGCGGAGGTGAGAACGATGGCGAAAGAGCCGCGGCCTCGACGGCCGCGTTTTCCGCGGGTGTTCTTTGCGTTGTGCTGGAAGTGCCGAGGCCGAGTCTATCTCCAAATGGAGCGCGTTCGGGAGGAGGCCGCGGCGGACCTCGTGTGTCCGGCGTGCGGAGCGTCGTTCGCGGTCGTCGCCGGCGAATCTGTGTGGATGAGCCGGACGCCGTGAGCGCCGCGAATGACCGGCCGCCTCTACCACAACGCGACCAAGGAGCGGACTCTTGCCGACCAGCCGGCGCTCTTCCGCGAGATATTCGGTGGGGCCGAGTTCCCCGACCAATCCGTCCGCAAACTGCTCGCCGCGGTCGCTCTCGTCGAGGTCAAGGATTACTTCCTTCGTCCCGAACAAATCAAGAATCCTCGGGCCCGTTCGCGAGCCGCCCGCCGTAAGGCCGACGCCGACCGATACCTATTCGACCCGCGCTATCGGCCGGCCTGTCCGGCGTTCTCGTTCGCGGTCGTTTGTAAAACGCTCGGCGTCGACCCCGGCTATGCGCGGCGCGGAATACGGGAGAAGACTCCCGACGAAATCCGCGCCATCATCCAGCGCCTCACCTTCCATCGCGCCTCGGTCGGCGACGAGTGGTAGACGGAATGTTGTATAATGAGATTGTGTAAGCAACGGCGTTTCTCTCTCTTCGGTCTAGGACGGGTCGTCCCTCCGGCCCGTCCACTTTTTTATCGAGGACAAAAATGCCCGACGACCTCCGAGTGAAATATGCGCGGGAGATTGCCGTCCGCTATGCCTTCTCGTTCGTCGGGCTCCCGTATCGGTGGGGCGGCGACGACCCGATTCTCGGATTCGACTGCTCGGGCTTCGTCATCGAAGTCCTGACAGCGGTCGGTCTCCTCCCGCACGGATTCGACTCGACCGCCGACGGGCTCTTGCGCCGATGGCGGGAGTATGAGGTCGTCGACGGAGGAGGGGCCGGCTGTGTCGTGCTGTGGCTCAAGGGCCGGAAGGCCATCCACACGGAACTGATGGTCGACCCGTTCCACACGCTCGGCGCCTCCGGCGGAGGCTCCTCGACGACTTCCGACGACGCCGCGGCTTCGGCCAATGCGTTCATCAAACTCCGGCCGCTCGGCTACCGAGGCCGCGATTTTGTTATTCTCGACCCGTTCGCAGGAGGTATGGTATGAGCCTAGCGAGAGCGTTGAAAATCGGTGTCGGCGAGGTCATCGCCGCCATCGGCGCCGTCATCGGCGTCCTCCCGGGACTCTTCAAGAAAAAGCCGTTCTGTCTGTGGTATCTCGGCCGCGACGACAAGTGGCTTCTCAAGGCCGGCCCGTTCTCCCATCGCCAATGCGAGAAGACGCGGGCCGAACTCATCGCGCTCGGGACCTACCTCCCCGACCGATTCACGATTCTCCGGAAGGGAGTCACGCCTTGAGCAAGGAACTCTCGCTCAACGGCTCCTCGAGCGGGGGGAATTGGTCGACGGTGAAAAAAATCCTCATCGGTGTCGCCACGGTCCTCATCACCGCGCTCGTCTCCCAAGTCCTCCTCAACACGAACCGCATCACGGCCGTCGAAGTCGAGATACGGGCCATCAAAGCCGGCCTCGACACGAACCGCACCGAGAACCGGGACGAACACAAGGTCATCATTGGCAAAATCGACTCGCTCTCGATGATTATGCTACGAAAGGAAAATGAAAAGTGAAGTTAAAGCCCGCTCCGTTCTCCATCGTCTTCTCGCCCGTCGATTCCGTCGCTCCCCATCCCTATAACCCGCGGCAAATCTCCTCGCTCCAATTCGACCGCCTCGTCAAGTCGCTCGCCGAGTGTCCGGACCTCTTCCTCGCTCGGCCGGTTCTCGTCTCGGTCCGCGCCGACGGCTCCCGCATCATCATCGGCGGGGACAAGCGCTGGCGGGCCGCCAAGCAACTCGACTACAAGGAAATCCCGACCATCCTCTTCTCCGGACTCTCGGAGAAGCAGGAGCGGGAAATCATCATCAAGGACAACGGCGAGTTCGGCGAGTGGGATTGGGACCTCCTCGCCAACAACTTCGACGGGCTCCCGCTCGACGATTGGGGCATTGCGCTTCCGGAGGATTGGCTCCGGCCGGCCGACGCTGGCGGCGATAAACTCGCCGACGCCGAAATCGAGGGGAAACTCTCCGACGCCATCGGCAACTACATCGTCGTCAACTTCGAAGACCACGCCGCCTATGTCGAGTTCCTCTCGCGCCTCGGGCTCAAAGACGGCTCGCGCTCCGTCGCGTTCGAGAAACTCGAGGTGCTCCTCGTCCGATGAACTACGAAGTCGCCATCCCGTCGTTCCACCGCACCGAGTGCCTACGAGTCAAGACCCTCCCGTTGCTCAAGCGCGGCGGAGTCCCGTCGAACATAATCCGCGTGTTCGTCGCCTCGGAGCAGGAACGCGAGGCGTATCGGAAGGCGCTCGCGCCCGGAGCGGTGAGGGAAATCGTCGTAGCGCCGGCTGGAATCGGGGCCACGCGCAACTTTATCGAGACCTATTACCCCGTCGGAACGAAGGTGATGTGTTTTGACGACGACCTCAGCGACATCCTCCGCCGCGTCGACGACAAGACGCTCAAACCCCTGACCAACCTCGTCACCGAACTCATCGAGCGCGGCTTCCGAGCCTGTGAGACCTACGGGGCGTTCCTGTTCGGCGTAAACAATGTTCCCAACCCGTTCTATATGCGCAACAGAATATCGCTAGAACTCCATTACATCAACGGCTCGGCCTTCGGATTCATCGCCCGCCACGACCGGGAATTATTCGTCCACCTCGACGACAAAGAGGATATGGAGCGCAACATCCTCTACTATCTCAAAGACGGGCGCATCGTCCGCTTCGACGACCTCGCTCTCAAGACGCGATTCTACAAGGAGCCGGGCGGACTCCAAGACACGCGCACCGAACAGCGCATTACGGAAAGCGCTGTCTACCTCGCCAAAAAGTATCCTTGGCTGGTCACTCTGTATGTTCGTCGTTCGACGGGACACGCCGAACTCCGCTTTCGCGATGTGACGCGCTCGGGATTGCGGAGAAGGACGGTGCGCGCTTGAAGTTCTACTCGTCGCCGCGGTGGTCGGGCGAGGTCCTCGACTGCTCGTTGCCGATGACCTTCGATACCTACAACAAATGCTCTTACGATTGCCTCTACTGCTTCTCGACATTCCAGAAGATGCATTGCCTCGGAATCATCGGGCCCAAGACCAACTACAAAGCGAAGGTCGACCTCACCGCCGTCGACCCGCGCCGCGTCCGCTCCATCTTCGAGTTCACTTCCGGCTCCGCCTCCGACCTCCAATTCCGTCCCTACATCGAGGACCGCAAGACCATCCAATGGGGCGGACTCACGGACCCGTTCGACGAGAACGAACGCCGGCTCGGCGTCGGGCTCGAGGTGATGCGCTACCTCCGCGACATCGACTACCCGGTCTGCTTCTCGACGAAAGGGACTTGGTGGACGACGGACGAGCGCTACCTCGAACTCTTCCGCGGAAACCCGAATTGGAATGTGAAGTTCTCCATCATCAACCTCGACCCGCTCCGGGCCCGGGCGATGGAGCGGGGCGTCGATTCCCCCGCGGAGCGCCTCCTCGCGCTGGAACGCGTCAGCCGGGCGAACGCCGGCGGGACGACCCTCCGCCTTCGTCCCTTCATCCTCGGCCTCTCAGACCGAAATCAGGAGCATCTGGACCTAATCCGCAGGGCCGCCGCCGCCGGCGCTTCCGCCGTCTCGACGGAGTTCTTCTGTCTCGAAGCGCGGGCGAACGACGAACTCAAGGCCGTCTATCGGAAGATGTCGGCCATCGTCGGCTACGATATCTACGAGTTCTACCGACGCAACTCCCCCGGCTCCGGCTACCGCCGGCTCAACCGCTCGCTCAAGGCCGTCCCGGTCGACGAGATGGAAGCCGCGGCGAAGGCCGCCGGCCTCCGGTTCTATGTCTCCGACGCCCACTTCAAAGAGCGGAGCCACAACTGCTGTTGCTGTGGGCTCGACCCGTCGCGCAATGTCCAACGCGGACACTTCGCCGAGGCGCTCCTCCTCGCCAAGAACCGCCCCGACCATCGCGTCCGCTGGTCCGACATCGAGCCGGAGGTCCGCCGCTATTTCTCGTTCGATTGGCTCGACGCGGCCGGCTTCAACACCGGCTCCGTCAAACTCGCCGCCAAGTTCCATCGCCGCACCCTCGCCGACTACATCCACTACCATTGGAACGCGACCGGCTCCGGAAAATCTCCCTACCGCTACTTCGGAGGCGCTCTCGTCCCGGTCGAGGTCGACGAGCGAGGCGATGTCGTCTACGAATACCGGGAGGTCAGACAATGAAGACCGGACGACCCTCGAAACTCCCCCCGTTCGGCTCGGCCGAGCGCCTCAAACTCACGCAGGATGTCGAGTCGTATGCCGCGCTCGGGCTCCGCCTCGACGACATCGCCCTCGTCCTCAACATCGCCCGCTCGACATTCTGCCTGTGGGCGAAGAAGGCGGACATATCGGACGCCTTAAAATCCGGGCGCGTCAAGTCGGACTCCAAAGTCATCAAGTCGCTCTACGAACGGGCGCTCGGCGGCGATACGACGGCCTGTATCTTCTGGCTCAAGAATCGCCAACCCGACCGCTGGCGCGACAAGCACGACCACGCCGTCGAGGGCGAACTCCGGACCGACAACAAACTCATCATCGAGATTGTGAAAACGAAGTGAACTACGGCGCGTGGATTACGCTCGAGGAGAACCGGAAGGGAGTCCTCGACCTCGACACGACCAAAGGCTGTGAGAGCGGGATGGCCGCGACGGCCGGCGGGTGCTACGGGCTCTGCTACGCGGCTCGAGCGGCAAAGACCCGCGGCCTCACCTTCGACATCACCGCCGTTCGCCACTTCCGCTCCGTCCGCGCCTATCGTCGCATCCTCTCGGACATCCGTCGGAGCCGCTCTCGGTTCGTCCGAATCGGAACCTCGGGCGACCCGAGCGAGGCGTGGCTGTGGACGGTGACGGTGTGCTCGATGCTCGAGCCGGCCGAGAAGCCCGTCGTCGTCATCACGAAACATTGGCGGACGGCGAGTGACTATGAACTCCGCCGGCTCGTCGACTCCCGCGTCGTCCTCAACACCTCCGTCTCTGCGCTCGATACCGACGCCCAACGCGACCACCGACTCGAACAATACACGCGCTTCGCTCGCCTCGGCGGCCGCTCGGTCCTGCGCGTCGTGACTATCGACGCGAACCTCGAGAACGAGGTCGGGCGCCGGCTCGCTGACATCCAATCGAGGCTCCTCGAGTTCCCCCGAGTCATCGACAACCCGCTCCGCGCCTTCCGGACCTCGCCGCTCGTTCGCCAAGGCATCATCCGCCTCACGCTCGCTCCCGGCTATCGCGGCGGCCGCCAACTCGTCTCGCTCCACGACGCCGGCGTTTGGCTCGGGACTTGCGCCGAGCGCCCGGAGCAATGCGGGCTCTCGTTCTTCGCGGAGGAGGGTCGGCCGTGAGGATACTGCTCTCCGAGTCGTTCGCTCCGCTCCTCAACCGCCGCGAGC